ATCATAATAATATAAACCATCAGAAATTCGCTTAAAGGGCGAATTTCTGATAGTAGCTCAAAGAACAACCCCCGCTTGCGCGGGGGTTGTGAGGGGCTGACCTAGCAGATTAGCCGGTCGTGTTGTAGTAGTTCTTCTCCGACTTGCACTCGTTGGCCTTGCAGCACTTCTCAAGGGTCACGATGCGCTGCCACATCTTCTCGTTCTCGCTGTAGAGATCCTTGACCATTTCGTCTTGATGACGAATGATGTTGTTCAACTTCTCGTTCAGTCGAACGCGGAAGTAGGCGATGGCGAAGTAGGCGGCACCTGCGAGGGTGATGACGGTAACGAGCGTGTTGGGATCAATATTCATGTCTTTAGTATACCTCGGGGTTTGGGGTTGTCAAGCAGGAAACAGAAAATAGAAGGGGCGGGAGTTGCACCCACATATTCACGCTTATAAGGCATGCGCTCTAACTACGATTCAGCCACCCTTCTGTGGTGGAGCCTTTTTACGGATGCTTCCTTGTCCGTGCAACCGTAGGTTGCCTCTATACGGTTGTTGTAGTTACCGCCAAACTCTCTAATAATATAATCTGATTGAGGTACATTGTACCACCTCTTTGGTTGGTTGTCAAGTCTGTGATGTCAAGCAAAAATTTTGCGGATCTGCTGGTAGCCGTAGTATGCCATCACGGACACTCCCATGACGATGGCTGCGGCTTTGATGTACTTCCAAAAGTTATTCATGGCTTTTTCCTTTCTGTGTTTCAGTTGATGACTTCTGCTGTGACGGGAACGGGCTTTGACCGCTTCCCATACTTCTTATAGATGGTGTAGGCAAGGTAGGCAAACGCCGCCAAGACACCCATCTTCAACAGGGACGAGAACCATCCGCTGCTGGGCTTCTCATTGGGCTTGCTCTCCGCTTCCTCGGTGTGTGCGTGGTTCTTCTTGCAAGCACATCCCGAAAAGTAGAGACTGCTGTAGTGGCGCAACTCGGATTCAAGATGACGAATCTTGTTGTCCTTGCTCAAGAGTTTCCACTTGGTGTCATACAAGTGAATCACGTAGAGCAAGAACACCACGACGAATCCGACTGTGGAAAGTCCAAGCAAAATGTTGAGATTGTGTGGGGTCACTTGCCGTCCTCCTGTGGAAAGCAGTCCCAACCGTGGTTCTTCGCAATATCAAACGCATCAGGTTGCACATCGCGGGATACCCGCCCGCAGTACATCCGCCTCGCCTCGTCTCGCTCGGCGGTGATGGTTGCGATCTCCTGCCGCAGTCGCTTGTTTTCCTGCCATGCCTTTTCGATCATCGAAACTGCTTCGGTCGGAGTCATCTCCACGATCACTTCTCCTTCGCACCCCATCAACGTAACGGGGCAGGAAGCATCAATCGTCTTTGGTTTCTTCTTGCTCACTTGCCTTCCTCCTTCCGTAGCCGCTGCACTTCCTTCATGTTTTCCTCCAACGCTGACCGCAGTTCTTCGATGAGTTGCGTGGCGTTTGGTGTCGCTCCGCTCAAGCCTCGCGTCTTGGCGAGGATGCGGTCGGACTTCTGTGCGAGTGTCATGGCGCAGGTGTTACTGAACATGGCGAGTCTCCTTGTGGGTGTAGTGTAGCAGTTAGGGGTGCGGGTGTCAAGGCTTGATCTGATTATCGTTGAGAGCCTTGAGGATGTTCATTTCCTCCATCTCATCGATCTTTTCGGGAGTGTATCCCTTTGCCTTCAGTTCGTCTGTCTTGATGGACTGTGCCTTCAACTGGGCGTAGAAGGCGTCAGCGTCAACATGGATGATGGTGGTCTTGCACATGGTTGTATTATACCTCGGGGTTTGGGTTTGTCAAGTGTCGTAGAGAAATACATTCAACGTTCCCGGCAGGATTCGAACCTGCAACCTACAGATTAGAAATCTGTGGCACTATCCAGTTGTGCTACGGGAACAAATGGAAGGGGTACTTACGGCCTTTGCGGAAAGAATATGTTTTTCTTTGAACATATTCCGTGACCCGACTATATCCGACTATTCGCCCTTCCGTGTTGGGTGCCTTGAAGAAGGACACCCGGTAATAGCGCGAGTGGGAGTCGAACCCACACTTTGTTGATTTTGAGTCAACTGTCTCTGCCTTTGGACTACCGCGCCATGATACCCATTTTAGAACAGATCGGGGGTGCTGTCAAGATTTTTCTTTTTGTTTTCCGTCAGCCCAAACTTCTCATGCAGTTGCTCGTAGAACTCTGCGTTGGGTCGAACCACCTGTTCGTGGAGTCGGTTGCCGTTGATGGCAATCTGTGCTCCCTCTACTGCATCGTAGTAGGCGTTGATCAGATCCTGTGGAGGGTTGGCATTGCCTTCAAGCCAATGTTCCATGATCAGGTCTGCCACGATTGCAACCCTGTCGTACATCTGCAGGGCGAAGATTTTTTCATCGAAGTCTAGTGGGGTGTTCATGTTGTTTTCTCCGAATGGGATCGGTGGGACTTGAACCCACAACCAATAGATTAAAAGTCTACTGCGCTACCGATTGCGCTACGAACCCGAATGCCCATTATAACCGATGGGCTGCGGCTTGTCAAGTCAGGAGTCGAAGTCCTCGTCCGCATCCGGGTCAAACGGGTAGTGTTCCCGCTCCGTCTGACCTGCGTACTCCTCGTAGGTCATCTCCATGATCTGCGCGAGCATCATCATGAAGGCGGCGAACCCCAAGTGAATCTCGGGCATCCGTCCATCCGCCTTCTCACCCACCATCCAGTCGGTGACGTACTGGATCCCCTTGGCGACGATCATGCGCTGACCCTCGTGCTTGTAGAAGTTCGGGTGTTCACCTGCGAACTGCATCAGGGTCTTGACGACATCCAACGGGTCGGGCTTGAAAGCCCCCATGTCGATGTCCTTGCGGCTGAAGAAACCATCGTACTTGTTCTGCGGTGACATTAGCGAATCTCCTTGAGGGTGGTGTGCAGGGACATGACGAACTCGTACTCCTCATCGGTGACCATATCAGGACCGCTGATCTGCGTCAGGATGAAGTAGCCTTGAGCGAGGCGGGCAATGTCCTCATCGTGATCTGCCCAGTTGGGGTGTTCGGTGACGAAGTTTGCGATCTCGTTGATGAGGTCGGAGATGTCGGTGGTGGTGGGCTTTCTCATGTCGGTATTGTAACAGGTTCGGGGTACGGTGTCAAGGTCACGCTGCGAAAATGTTTTACTTGTTTTGCGAGGCGGATGAAGGTCTGGAACTTCTCATCCGGCATCTCAACCAACAGGTCTAGATTGTAGGTTCCGATGCCGAAAACAAAACTCTGATCTAACGATGTGACGATATGAACATCGAACATCCCGGTCGGATCTGCGAAGGCCAGGCATTGGAACACGCTCTTGACCATCTTCTGCAACCTGCGCCGATGCCATCCCATGGAATTGGTCAACGGGGAGTGCATCTCAATGTGGACGGTGGCTTTCATTCGAAGTCCCCATCATCAACAAAGTCGGGAACATCCCGGTCAAGGTCATCGTCACCGTAGCAGTAGTCATCGGCCTCGTAGTCGCCCATCATGCGCTTGATCTCATCGGGCGTGTAGCCCTCCTCCTTCAGCATGGCGCGGACTTCGCTGTCGCTCATGCCTTCAAGGTCGCAGTCATCGTAGGGCAGCACAAGTTCGGTGTCGTTGGACGGGTAGTCGTTGGTGTGGTCGTTCATGCCGGCATGGTACCATAGGATCCGGGGGAAGTCAAGAGAAAGAGAAAATATATTTGGCGTCCGATAACGTCCTGTCCGGGCTACTATCAGGTGGCGCATAAAAATCAGCGGCCCCCGGGGGCCGCTGATAGTAGCCTCCATATTTCTAGTTCATGTTCAGCATCTTCTCCGTCTTCTTGGAGAAGGCTGCGATCCCGTCAATCTTATCCTCACCGATCAGGATCCAGTCCTTCTTGATGATGTCGAAGGCGCAGATGTAGCCTTCGGTGGTGTGACGAGTCCCAGTCGGCAGGTTGCCTCCCAGTTGCTTGATGAACACGGGGTCAGCCGTGATCTCACGCGAGGTTGGGGTGCCGTCCTTCTTCCTGAACGACACGAACAGCGTATCGTTGTTGGCGAGAGCAAGACGGAGAATCGTGGACATCGGAAGTTCGTTGATCATGTTCGTATTGTTCCTTGTGTTTGGGTGAACTTCCTCCCGGCCCCTTGCGGGGCCGGGAGGCTACATGCACCACCATGTTAGATCGGAAAGTTGACCTTGCCAAACTCGGCCAAGTGTCGGCGCAGGCACTCCTTCACGATGTCCTGCAGCGGCATGACGCGGATGCCCGTTTCGCGGAAGGAGGTCTCGGATGCCTGGGCGTAGTAGGACACAGATCCGTCACGGACGCTTTCCACGAATTCTTCCCAGTTCAGACCCAGTTCCGTCACGATCATGAGGACGAGGGTCTTCTCGGCATCCGTGAACCATCCGAACGGCAGGGACACGGTGATCTCGCACAGGGCGAGGGCCGCGTTGATCTCGGCGGGGTTGTCCTTGAACTCCGGCGTGTTGTTGGCGGTCAGGACGAGGGAAACAACGAGGTCATCAATCTTGGCGAGGCGGACGGGCTTGGTGGTGTTCTTCATGGTGGTGTTCCTTGTGGGTTAGGCGTTGAGGCACTTCTTCATGCGTTCGTCTGCTCGGCGGGACATATCCGCATCCAACTCACTCGCCAACTTTGCTTCTTCCTTCATGCGGCGGAGGAGGTACTGGAGCGCCCGCAGGTCGTGTTCGTTCGTGTTTTCTGCGAGGTTGCCCAAGTACCAAAGCGAGGAGGTGACATAACCGTAGGCGTAGGCGTGGTCGTGGGTGACGGAGGCGGGGATCTTGACGGTGGTGGTGCTGTTCTTCATGTCGGTATTGTAACAGGTCGGGGTGCGAAAGTAAAGGGGGACAGAAAGAATATTTCGCTTTCTGTCCCCCCACAGGGGTTCAGGTGAGCGGGATTCCGTACTTCGCCTCAAGGGCTTCCTTCAGTCCGGCGAGAACCTTCTCGCGGTTGCCCTTCAGACCGTATTCCTTCTTGGCGAGGGCGTAGCAGGAGACGCCACGGGTGAGGCGCATCGGGGTGCCACGGGCTGCGGTCTTGATTTCGAACTTCAGACCGTTGTAGATCATCAGTTCACGGTAGGCGCAGATCTGTGCGGGAGTGTTCAGGACGATGTCGTTGGTGGTGGTCATGCGTAGATTGTAACACACCTTGCCGGGAAATGCAACCACAAAGAAAGAAATATTTGGCGTCCCATAACGTCCAGGTGCGGTGGGCTACTATCACGCGCCGTCCTATAATAAAATCAGGCAGGTCCTAGGACCTGCCTGATAGTAGCTCAGCCCTCGCTGGCCACTTCCCTTTTCCCCTCCCTCCTTGCCTTCCGGGGGTCTCGGCTCTTCTTGCCCCAGGTCTTGGAGCGAAGCCGGATTCCCTCCCGGAAGGCATCATGGACGAATTTACCGGGTCGGTTGTTCATTGTCGTAGCGTCCTTTCTATCTTGGCCTGCAGGCTCTGTAGCGTCCTGCGTTCATCATTGGCCTCGGTGCGGAAGTCATCATGCCGCTCTTCCGTGTAGGTGTTGATTTCTAGCATCGTGTCCACGAGGCCCCGAAACACGAGGCGATCTAGGACAATCAATTCTTTCCTTGTCAAGCCCACCCCGATGGTCGGGGTGGGCTTGATCCGTTCGATGGTCGGGATCATTCGGCCTTCCCCCGAACGATGATCCAAAGCAGGGCCTGCAGCGTGGCGGGGGCCATGCACACGGCACCCGTCCCGGCGATGGTGCGGATCGCGTCTGCAATGGCCCGGTACTCGGTCGCGTTGGGCGCATCCTTGCCCAGTCCGGCAGCGCGGCACATCCACACATCCACCACCACCGCGTCACGGTCTCCGGCGATGGCACGGGCAAACGCGTTCGTCTTGGGGCCGCGAAGGCCGTTGAAGCCCTGCCGGACGCATCGGTCGGCAGCGTCCACGTGGGAGCGGAGGCCCTTCGGCGTGATGCCCTGCGCGTACTGGTACGCCTTCGCCTTATTGTGCGCCCACGTCACGCGGGGCGAGAACGCGGAGACAACGGACGCGGACACTTCCATGCTCCACTCGGGGCGCAGGACGCGCAGCGACTCCGCGAAGTCTCCGGCCTCGGCGTACCACTTCTGCGCGGCAGCGTAGTCGAAGAGGGTAGCCGATGCGAGGTGGCCGATGAACGCTTCGATAGCGGTGGTGCGGACGGTTTCGTAACGATTGGTGCGGGTGGTGCTCATGCGTACATTGTACCATACCATGCCGGCCATGTCAATGGGTGGGGGCGGAATATTATAATATTCTTTCGGTCCGATAACGCATCCAGGTGGGCCGGCTACTATCAGGCTCACCGCGTCCAGTCCCATAACATCAGCGGCCTCTGAGGCCGCTGATAGTAGCCCCCACAAACAACCTAGCCCCGAACGAATCGGGGCAGGGAACGAATCCTCTTCGGTTGTAACAAGCACCACCTCGTTAGTTCGTGTCCGCATTATACCATGTCGTGGTGCGGAAGTCAAGCAGGGGGGAGAGAAAGATTTATTATTTCTTTCTCTCCCCCGTGAAATGGTTAGTGGTTATTCTCCGCGCACTCCGCGTCGATCCCGCAGACTTCCACCTGCGACACGCGGAAGGAACGCAGTCCGCCGCTGATGTAGTCGTAGTAGAGGACGTTGGAGTCTGCCATGAGATCGGACTCCCAGTCACGCAGGGCCTTGACTTCTGCAGCCGTACCGTAGGCCTTGACGATGGTGGGGTTGCGGGTGCAGAGACGGCTAGTGCGGGTACCGTCATTCTTCAGGTACTGGACGCGCACCCACCCGGAGTCAAGCGCGGTGTAGAGGAACGCGGCACGATCACGGGTGAGGGTGGGAAGGGGGAGGACGATGACGTTACGGGTGGAGGTGGTGCTCATGCGTACATTGTAACCGATGGCAGGAGGAAAGTCAAGTGCAGGAGGAAAGAAATTTATTTATTCTAGTGGGCTTGACATGCGCGGCTAACTATGATACCATACACGCATGAGCACCCCCACCACCAACCACGAACACGAACACTTCCCCTGTGACTGCCACCGCCCCGAGCACGCCTACACGGACTCACTGTGCCCGATGTGCGAGGAGCAGCGGGAGCGCGAGCAGGAGGCCAAGCGCGAGGCGCGCAAGCAGCACGATGATGAGTACGCAGCAGATAACTCCGCGTTCATCGATGCGGCGAGCCGGATGAGCCGCGAAGACTGGGACGCCGATAACGACTGGCTAGCCAGCGCAGGATGGGGCGAGATGTGAGCCCTATGGGAAGCCCGTGACCTGCAATGCCTAGCCAACCTGCCGGCCCCCTCTGAGGGGGCCGGCAGTGTTATTGAAGAAATTTCTACCATGCAGGTTGCAATGCGCGGCCTGGTGTGGTATCATACCTGCATGAGCACCACTCAGAACAACACGGCTGAAACCTCCCGCCCCTGCTGCTGCGTTTGCGGCGCTGATCACGTGGACGATGACGTTCGCGCAACCGAGTACGGTACGCTGTGCGTCATGTGCGTGGACGATGTGCGCGCAGACATGGCATGGGACGCGCATGAGCGCGCCATGGGCTACGAAGGCGACGACGACCCCTACTGGGAGCAGCATGCGGAGGGCTAACCTCCCAGCCCACCAGATGCCCCCCGCGAAGCGGGGGGCATCTTTATTATTGAAGAATTAACATAGGTGGGGGGTTGGCGGTGTCCAAACAGTGTAACGGGTCCCATATAGGATTCCGGTTATCGGAACGGCTAGCTCCCCCCTTCTCTCAAAATTCTCTAAAATTCTCAAAATACCTCATATGCCATAAAAAATTTTCGGCACCCCCTATCGCCAAAAACCTCATATGCCATAAAAAAATTTGGGCCCCAAAAGGAGCCCAAAAGTTTATCTAAAAATTTTAAGTAAAATTATTTTTTAGGAGCAATACTTTGCATCAGTCTTCTTGCCACATTTTGTCTAATTTGATCCATTGGTGTTGTTTTGGTAAATGGATTCCAATCTTGTTCTGCATCTGAACGTTCAATTTCTGAACGTACTGCTCTGACAGCTGCTGGAGATATATCTGATGCGGCACCTGCTTGAGTAATATTTCCACTGCTATATGGAAGTCCTGCTTGATTATTTGTTGGATATCCGCCTTGATCGAAATCACCCAATTGTGTTCTTTTTTCAGAATATCTTGTACCTTGTCTTGCAGAGAGTTCTCTCTGTGCTTGTTTTTGCGCCGCCAAATCAAGTTCCTTACTGATTAAAAGATCTCCTTGTCTTTTATAATCAACTTCGCGGAAAGGTCCTTGTACGTCGTGTGCCTGAACATGCATTCTTCCAAGATTTGCTGGTTTGGATGCAGCATCATCGATATATGGCATTTTTTCAGTTGTGCCAGGTAAAGTTAATGAACCTCGCTCTGTTCCTATTAAAGTTGATTTTACCTTTCCTGTACTTGGATCTACATCACCGCTTCTATAAACACCTACATTACCAGCAGAATTTCTTCCTACTACTCTAGATGGTGCAGGTTCTTCCATATCTCCTAAAGTAGAATAATCTTGATCTCTTGGAAGTACTCTTGGATCTTCTTGCATTTCAGGACTGCCCGCAGCACCAACTGAAACATATTTTTCTTCTTCTGGTGTTAGATTGACATTACTTGGAACTGATAAACGCCCTCCAGCAGTGTATACTGTTCTGGAGTTTTCTTTATTTTGAGCTTCTAAAATTTGTTTAGCAGCGTCTTGAAGATTGTTGGAGAAAAATTGGTAGTCTTTAAACATGGAAATATTTATAAAAACCTTATATGCCATAAAAAAAATTTGGGCCCCAAAAGGAGCCCAAAAGTTTATGATAAAATTTTTAAGTTATTTTTATGCTCTGCGGATTTCGCTCTTGTTGACCTTAATGGCTTTCCCGGTCGTATAGATGTTATTTTTATCAGCATCACCACTGGCTAGTTCTTGTGCATGATGAATTTCAGTCTGTTTAGATTCTCCGGGAATTGCGCGTCCTGGTTCAATATCGACTTGTCTGCCACGCTTTGCACCCTTGCCTTTGGCAAGACGGCCTTGAAGAGTTGGAATATCTTCACCCTCTTCTCTTTCTGCGTCATCAATGATTACATCTTCAGTTTTTCTTTGAGCTTCTAAAATTGCTTGATTTAAAAAATTGACTTTTTCTTGAAGTTGCTCAGATAGGTTCTTGTAATAGTTGGTTAGGTAATTCATAAAAATATTTATAAAACCGAAAAAACGGAGGGGGGTGATGAGTGGCCTAAATAATCTTTTAAGGAGATACTATGTTAGATAAGATTAAGAATTTTGTGAAGTCTGTTTCGTCCACTACTTGGTTGGTCATTGCTGTCGGGGTTCTCGCTGCAATCCTTTTAACTTGGGTCAGCAACCACGCTAAGGCACCCGAAGCCGTTCCAGCAGCTGAGAAGGCTCCTGCGGCTAAGTGAGCCTATAAGTCATTCTAGGGCATGAAAAAGGGATCCAATTTCTGGATCCCTTTCTTTTTGTAAAATTTTGTATTAAGTTTTAAGACATTCTGTTATCAAATGGTGTCATTCCAAACTTTTTTCTTTGTTCTGGAGTTTGTGGAATGATACCGTATTCTTCTTTGTTTTTATCTAAAAGGTTTGGAAACTTATCTTTGAGTACTGGACTTGGTTTTGGATATGGAATTGAACCACCACCAATATTTGGTCTCATTTTTGGTTTTGGAAAAGATTCGCTACCAATCAATCTTCCGTCTGGCAGTTGTTTGGTTCTGCGGATTGGCTCCCTTACCATGTCCTGTGGAATGCCTCCTTGATCTGCCGCGGTTTGTCTCATTGCAAATATATCGTCGTCAGTTTCTGTGGCAAGTTCTCCTCTTTCAGAATATGGCATTGGAGCAGAAGTTTCTTTTGTTTCTTGTGAACGAATTAGTTCTTTTGTGGATTTAATAGGAACGAAGCCTGCTTCTCCTCTACGTGGTTTGGTTGATAACAACTGTTTGATATTACCTTCAGTGTTAGAATCTTCTTCTTTTTCTAACTTTTTCATCGATTGACCAAGAGATTGAGCAAGAGTTAGTTTTGCTTTTTGATCCATTTTAGAACGTTCCATACCGGGAGCATAATATTCATTTAATGCAACTTGTAGTTGATTTACCCGCTCTTGAAGTTGCTCGGATAGATTCTTGTAATAGTTGGTTAGGTAATTCATTTTAGTTCTTTCTTCCTTGTTTGAAGAAACTAGCAGCCATTTCTGCTGGAGTAGGGAATAACTTGCTGCCTCTCAATATTGGTTGCTGACGGATTGCAGCGGCTCTGGGATCGGTTCCCATGCTTCTTATTGCTGCGTCTGTTTTGACTTCTAGGGCGCTTCCTGTAGTGTCTGCGTCCATTGGGCTGTCCGAAGCATCAGGAGACATATCAACATTCCTTCCAGTAGCAATAGCCTTTCTCATGTCAGAGATGTCGGCCATTCCTTCTTCTGGGAAATCGGTGCCATAGACACCCTTGTATCTTTCCTTGGCAGCACGGTTGGCGGCTCTTGCAGCCTCTACCTTTTCGCTTCCGGGAGAAGGCATGCCGGTGTCCTTGATGTCAGCAGCAACACGAATAAGAGATGGATCTTTGGATCCCTCAATATTCTTTAGCAAAGATGCACGCTTTGCTGCGGCTTCTGGGCTTCTGCCTCTGGCGAGCATTTGCTCTGGGCTATAAATTTCTGCTTCTTGTAAATATTCCTTGAATGATTTCATAAAAATATTTATAAATATTTCCATGTATAATAAAAATAATGGAAAATCACTAGAAGAAACCATTCGGTTATTACATAAAAAATATAAAAATGCTCCAAGTCCTCTAAAAAATTTGTCTGAGCATAATGTTGGGTTTACACCAACACAAATACCAGATAATATGAGACCTCTAGAAGATCTTAGAGCTGGACTATTAGATAATTTTAAACCATCTAATAATACTTTTGGTAGTTATTATTAAAGATACTTAAGATACTATTTTATAGTTTAATTTATATTACTATAGATAACCTATAGTTATCTGTCAGTATTTAATTTTCTGTAAGAATATCACAGTACTTTTATTAGTCAAATAAATACTTTTATGATTACCGAGACTTCCAAACTTCTCACGACTTACATTACTTTAAGTCCGGATCAAAAGCAACAAGACCCATTGATAATAAAAAAATTAATGGAAAAAATAAAATCAAAACAACGTGAGCCATTTGCAAAAATTTTTGTAACTTTGCATCCTATGTTTTTACCTGCAGTTTTACATTCTTTAAACACAAACAAAATTAATATCAAGAATATGGGTTCAGACAAAAAAGTTTTTAGCATAGAACTATAATGGATAAAGAGCAACAAAGTTTTAATGACAGACTTACTGAACAGCTTCTTAGTTCAGAAAATGGCATTGCATCAAAACAAATTCAAGGATACAGTGGTTCCAAACTTCAACTAGAAACATATATGTTTTTAGAGAAGGATGATTTAATCTACAAACAGTTTATAACTCGTCAATATGGATCATTTGATAATTTTATGTCTCAAACAAGAATAAATCAAGACATAAATGTGTTTGATCCAACTATTGATTATATTATTGATACAACTGTAATAAATGAAGATAGCGCATACAAAACAGACCATCTTTCCGCTCAAGAATTAATAATGGAAAATTTGTCAGGAATATGTACAGTTTGGTTCAATAAAATGGATGGCTCAACACGAAGACTGAATTGTACTTTGGACAGAAAATATTTACCAAGCAAAGAATTGAATGTTCGTGCTGCCTTCTTTACTCCAATGGGAAACGACAGAGTTGGTGTATGGGATTTGAATACACAATCATGGAAATCTTTTTACATGAGTAAAGTGTTTAAGTTTGTCCGTGATGATACAGTTGGAATTGAATAAATAAGATTGATGGCAAATGATTCCAAAAGTTCTGATCATTTACATGCAATCCTTTTCCGAGAAGCGAAAATTATTCTTTCAAAATATGAAGACTATCTTCGGGATAAGATTACATCAAAAGAATTAGCACAGATGATGTTGAATCTTCGTGATGCCATCAAAAGAATAGAAGACTCAAAATAATTATTGACCAATAGTTTCTATATGTTATTATTGTCGGTCATGATTGTAAACTACGAACCAAAACTAGATTATTCAGACGCACTCATTGTACCTAGACTTTCGGATGTTAAGTCTCGCAAAGATGTAAATCTTGAAGTTGGTACTACTTTTAATTGCGGATCTTATTGGACTGGTGTGCCAATCATGGCTGCAAACATGTCCACGGTGGGAACACACGAAATGGCTCTTGTATTGTCAGAGTACAAGATGATTACTTGTTTGAAAAAGGGTGGTGAATATTATGTTACCTTTGCCACCAGTTATCCCGATAAAGAAAAATATGTTTCGTTGACTCTCGGATTGGATCCCGAGAGTAAATTGTTTGTTGATACTGCAACAATCAACGATCCAACTTTTGTTTGTGTTGATGTTGCAAATGGTTACATGACAGAATTTCATAACTTCGTAAAGAAAGTGAGACAAAAATGGCCGAAGTCAATATTGATTGCAGGGAATATCGTGACCCCAGAGGGGGTCGTGGCGTTGTCCGATGCTGGAGCAGATCTAGTAAAAGTGGGAATCGGGTCGGGATCGATGTGCCTGACACGCAGAGTAGCCGGAGTGGGATATCCCCAACTCTCAGCGGTCATAGAGTGTGTGGAAACCGCAACAGCGTTAGGTATTGGGATCGTATCTGATGGAGGGATTGTACATCCCGGCGATTTTGCTAAGTCTTTTGTGGCTGGGGCTGCATTTGTTATGGCTGGAGGTGCATTTGCAGGGCATGACGAGTGTGGTGGAGAAATTCGTCACTCCAATAATAACGCATCACTCACTATGCTTCATTATGGTATGTCCAGCAAAACCGCAAATGAAAAATACAACGGCGGACTTAAGGATTACCGTGCTTCCGAGGGCCGCACTGTGGAAGTACCTTATCGGGGATCTGTACATCACACTGTTCAAGAAATTCTTGGTGGATTGCGCTCTGCTTGTTCGTATGTTGGTGCTTTTAATTTGCCTGACCTGTATTCGCGTGGTACAATGGTTAAGGTCAATCGTACTATAAACAACATTTTTGAGAATCACGAAATATAAATAATTTTAAACCCACTTGAGATAGCATCTCTTGTCCGACAACCTCCATAAAAACTGGAGGTTGTTTCTTTTTTCTTTAATACTTTGTGATAAACATAAATAAAATTTGTGTTTGTCTAAATATTTATATGAAAAAATGTAGAAATTGTAAAATAAACAAACCAATAGAATCTTATCAAAAATGGATACACCCAAAAAATAATAAAGAATATATTAGGCATACTTGTAGAAGTTGTATTAATTTGAGAACTCAAAAAAGAAAAACTCCAGCAGATTTGAGAGCACAATCAATTAGAGAAAAAAAGAGAAGAGAGGATCCAGCATATCGGATGTATCATGGAGCAAAACAAAGAGCAAAAAAACAAAATCTTCCTTTTGATCTTGATCAAAAATATATAAAAGATTTAATTCCGACACACTGTCCTGTGTTTGGTATTCCACTTATAAATGGAACAGATATTTTTCATGATAATTCTTTGAGTCTTGATAAATTAATACCTTCTAAAGGTTATGTCAAAGGAAATGTTTGTGTAATATGTGATAGAGCAAATAGAATAAAAAGAGATGCAACACTTGACGAATTAAAAAAACTGGTGTATTATATTGAAACTAAAGGAGCCTTATGAATATCTTTGTAGTTGATTATGATGCCGCCACAGCCGCCCGAATGCTTTGTGATTCTCATGTAGTTAAAATGATACTAGAATCTTGTCAGTTGCTTTCAACTGCTCATCATGTTTTGGATGGTGATCCGTTGGAAGTAAATACTGGTAAGCGTAGATATGTTACGCATGTATGCACAAAGAAGAATATCTGCAAGGCTGCAATGATTAATCATCCATGCAATATTTGGACTCGCACTACTTCAGAAAATTATCTTTGGCTTTGGAAACATGCATACGCTCTGTGCAAGGAATACACTCGGCGTTATGGCAAAGTTCATTCGATGGAATCTATGTTGTTGAATGAATTGTATGACTGCCCTGTTAATTTGCCCAAAGGTAAGCTGACTACTTTTGTTCAGGCAATGCCAGAACAATATAAGAATGAAAATGCAGTAGTTGCTTATCGCAGTTATTATATTAACGAGAAGGCGGCGTTTGCGAAGTGGAAAACGACTGAGGTGCCTGATTGGTTTTTGGAGCGGGTTGCTGAGGTTTTTGAGGAGGAATTGTCTTTTTAACTTCGGCTCCCTTAAAGGCTTCTCTGAAGCGCTTATAATAACGTGAGTCGTTTTTTTCATCTTCTCCACGCCAGCTTCGGATAAAAGTATTTAAACCTTCATCAGAAAGAGGCTTGGTTAAATCAAGCCCTTTTTCTTTTGCTTTTCCTTGAATTATAGCAACTGACATTTTTTGATAATCGTTATTATACTTCTCATCACAAAGATCACCAACACATCCAAGTCCATATTTTGGATCTTTTACATCAGCTTTTAAAAATTTATTTCCTTGGTCTACATATTGCTTGGTATAACCTTCTATTGATTTGAATAAATTTGGTTGAGTTTTCATAAAACCTTTTGCGGTGCTTACTGTAATTTGTGTTGGGCCATAGGCTGTAGATTTACCACCACCAGCTTTTGTACGGATATATAAATTTTTATCAAAGGCAAAAGGATCTTTTGGTTTTGCTCCTTCATGCTCTGCTGCTACAGCTGCACCATATAATTTTTTAAGTTGTTCATTTCCACTAAATGGATCATCATTTTGTTGTGCTGCTGTTGGTGGTGCCATTTCGATTAAAAATTGTTGAAATGATTTCATATTATTGTTACTTGCTATTGTTAAAACGCCTGCTATAATAAAACTCTGTAAAGGAAACATATGAACGTAAAACTATTTAGACTAAACTCCGGTGAAGAAATTCTCGCACGATTTGAAGATCAAGGTGATTCTTGGCTTCTCAAAGATCCAGCTATTCTTATTCCAGTAGGCGAAGGCAATATTGGTTTGATGCCTTGGATGATGTATACTAAGGCTGCAAAGGGCGTTACTATTGCAAAGTCATTTGTGCCGTTCACTGTTGATCCTTTGGATGAACTAAAGAATCAGTATGATACGGGTGTCAATAAGGGCCTTGTGACTCCTTCTAGCAAAGGCGTTGATCCGCTCAGTAAGCTGAAGCTGACGACGTAAAATATGAATATAGACCACGTGATTGAAAATTATCTTCCTATTGCCAAGCCTTTGTCGATGGCGATGGAAAGACAAAAAAAGCATATCTCGTTGGTGATATATAAGCGCAAAATTATCGCGGTGGGTCAAAATGTGTTCAAGACCCACCCCGATACTGTGCGTTTGGGATATAGATGTGCAGACATGCATTCTGAGTTGGATGCTTATAGAAAAGTTCCAAAATCATTGCGTGGTGAAAAGTTGGTTCTTCTTAACTTTAGATTCAACCGTTTTGGCAATTTTAGAAACTCCAAGCCGTGTCCTGTGTGTGCCAAGTGGTGTGGTGAAGTATTTCATAAAATTTATTATACCGATGATAACGGTATTCAAGTTATATAAATATTTTTATGGCACGAGGTAAAATTCAAAATAAAAAGAAAAAACCAACTGAATGTGCCAGTTATTATTTTGTGGCTCATGTAGATTCTACAGGAGAGGTAACCCCTCTCCTTCTAACCGATCCTGAATATCGTAAAGCACAAAAAAGAGCTGAACGAAATCCAGAAGATGTACCAGAAGATTTTATAACTTTTTCACAACAACACAGGAAACATTAATGTCTTGCATTAAAATTATTTTAAACTTTCAGAATGAACTTCGCCTTCACCACTGGGGCACCCAATCATATGCTGCACATAAGGCTTTAGGAAAAGCATATGAATCAATTGATGCTCTTTTGGATACTTTTGCAGAGACATATATGGGTGCTCTTGGAAAAGAAGAACTGAAGCAAATCAATGAATTGCAATTAAATGGTCCTTATCGTACTTCTGCGATGCAAGTATTGAATTCATTCCAAGATTATTTAATGAATGAACTTCCAAAAGAAATAGATGACTCTCAAACAGAACTGTTAAATATACGTGATGAGATGCTTGGAGTCGTACAACAAACCAAGTATCTCCTAACGTTAAGTTAAGGAGTTACAGATGAAAATCCCAGAGCTAGTTTACGAAATTCGCAACTTGGCTCGCAAAGAAGAAGATCCCGTCAAAAAGGATCTTTTTTATCAATGCGCCAAATCAATGGAAATTCTTGGCAATCTTGCCAAGATATCAGATCTTGCGGTTGCAGAACATGCAGCAGCAGAAGCCCCGGCCATAAACGAAGACGACAACATCAAATGGAATGTTGATGATGTTACTTTAAAAATGCTGGATGAGCATATAGATGCTTTGGTGCACTACGGATTTATGGACAAAGATGATAGATGGCCCTATGGCGATCAACCATTTACAAAATTTGTATCAAAATATCTAAAATCTCAGATTGTAAACGATTCTAAGACCGAATAAACCTTCGGTGGGATCGTTTTATGGCTCAGTACGGCCATATTTGATGGCATAATTTTCAAAACATACTTGCTATAGTATGGATTTCGCTTGTAAGAGTGAAATTTACGAGTTTTTTCCATCAAAAAATGGCTGTAAATGTACACATGAGCTCTTTTTGCGTACATTTTGCTGTTAATTGATAGATTAAAGTCCTTGATAATCTTCATTGCCCGTCTTTCACAATCTCTTTCCATTGCACGTACAATAAAAAATGCTCTTTTTACCTTTTTAATAGGATAATTTTTGCCTTTTAACCAAGCATCCACAATAGTAGAAGCCTCATAGGATTTGTTATAAATTTGAGAGTTATTAATATATTGTAAAAAATGGCAATATTCATGCACCAAAACTTGCATAAATTCATTTGCTTTGCCGCCTACGGCAATAGCCTTACCAGATTCATCAAAATAGCCAGAACAACGGAAACCATCTACATTTACATGCTTTCCACGGCCAATAATAAGTTTCATACCGTATTCTGCAAGATGCTGTCTCACAAATTTTACGAACTGACGATTGCTCTGTCCCATAGGGCCTCCTTCAGTCAGAATTATTTAGGGAATTCCTTGACAGTTGGGCTATATGGTGTATATTATGGCAACTTCTTATAAGAAAGGAAAGTTTATGGAAATTACTACTGTTGATCGTCCGACCAAGATTCAGAGAGTGTTTGATTTTATGCGTAGCGGTGCCTCTTTGACCGCTGGCGAGGCTCGCAAGCGTTTCCGCGTTACTAACATGCGCGCAACGATGCATGACCTCCGTGAGGCTTTTGATCGTTTTGACATGAACTACACCGTAGTTCGTGAGACAAAAAATGGTCGTTCGTACTACCGCGTAGTCCGTAATCGTTCTCGCTAAAATTTAGTAAAGTTTGTAGCAACAAAAGCTCCAAAAAAGGAGCTTTTGTTGTTTTGGTGTATAAATACATGGTGAGATCTTATTATGCCTAAAAAATTATGTTGCTGTGATGTTGCTGTTGATGACTATTGTTTAACAAATCAATTTGTTACAATATTTGGACCTTTATTAGACAGTGCCGTACCTGTTTCATCTGGTGATTTAATTTCTTTAAAAATTAATAGACCCGAATCAAAAACAAGAAATAAAGAATTATCACATCGTCTCGATGATTTCGGCGCCCAACCTTGTCCATCGTGTTGTACGCCATGTGCTGTTGAGGCATGTCAGGACTGTCCTTTAGTTTCTGTATGTGAGAATAATAGATGTACGGGTCCTCAAGAAGGTCAAGAGCCATATATTGCCTCTGGAGCTGGAAGAAGTGAGTATGGTAAACCATGCATAAGATGTTGTTCTTCGTGTGGAGGTGATCAAGACGGAGATAAAGGACCCGATAATGAGAATCCTCCTCCATTGCTACGCCAAGCAACTACAGTATTTTTAGACAATTCTCCATTTAATGTTTCACGAATGTTTAAAAAATTATTCAATCGTGGAACACAAACACCAATGGAATATGGCACATCTTACAATATTAAAACTTTTGAAGAGATGGCCCAAGAAAATATTAAAAAAGCACAAAAAAATAATTTAATTAATTCAAATATAAATTTAAATTCAAATCAAGTTAATTCACCCATAATAGTTCGTTCATCAAATGAAATATTTAAAAATAAATTAGATAATTTATATCCTGCCTGCAAAGAATGTTTAATTGAAAATGGATATGATATTGATTGTATAAGAAATAATTCACCAAATTGTGTAAATAAAAATATTGATTTTTGTAAAAATTGTAAAAAAGAATGCGAAGCATATTGTAGTCCTTATTTTGGAGACACTATAAATCAACAAAGAAATATAAGTAATTTATTTGGTTTGCCAATTTATACTACAAATTATGATTTAGCAAAAGGTTCAACTTTTAATAATTCAGATTTATATCTTGGAAATATATTGGTAAATGGAACTGGTTTGATTAAAAAAATAGATCCATTGGAAACCAGTCTAGATCAGTCAAGAAGTTTATTAGCTGGTGGTGCTGAAACAGATGCTTTTTATGGGCCGGAAGTGGATGGTCCAGATACGGTTCCAGCAGATGATCCAAACGAACCATTTAAATTAGCTCAAAGTTGCTTGCCTTATAGTTGTTCAGTATGTAATTTCAATGGTGGTGCTCCTGGATCTGATCCATTATATTTTATATATCGATATGCTGGATGTCACATGGTGTGGTATCCACCAGAATATATTTTTAATTATCAATTAAAAATTCCACAAGGGTCAGCATATTATAAAAAGCAACGAGTAATTAATTCAGATGGTATAGGATCAATGAGAGACCTATTAAAAAGTTGTGATTTTTTAATAAGTGCGGGTGGCCACCAAGAAGATGGTAATGTAAGCGGAATTGAACGAAATTGTTCTGGCAATTATTTTAATGATGGTCAGGCTTGCAGCCAAGGAGGATGTCAATGTCGTGACGCCACAACATATCCATGTCAGTGTATGCGATTTCCACATTTAAGTGGTGGATTTACAGATACGGTTAAAAAAAGATTTAATGTCTCACAAAGAATTAATCAAGGAGGGTATATTCCTTCACTTGATCCATTTTTACCAAAAATGTATGTACAAGAAGCAGGTTGCTGTTCTTGTGCCAATACATCAGGTACGCCTCCATATACTGCATGTAATCCTGGATTTGATATTATAAGAAATAAAAGATCAGAATGGCCAAGAGCAAGTGGTAATGGAAAATCTCCTCCTACATTAGGACAATTTTGTAATGTTGATCAAAATCAAAATCAAGATAATGGTCCATTCTACAATCCAAGATATAATAAAGCATGTTTTGAAAGAGGAATATCTCCATATTTAAGTAGAATATCTCAAAAATTATTTGTTGCTGCCAGAGACATATTCCATTATGGATCAGTCGATCCTAAAAAACAAGAAATATTAGGTCCATTTTACACATCAACTATACTGCAACCAAGACCTTTTGGTTGGAGTAGGGCTGGGTTTAAAAAGACTTTTAATAAAAAAAGCAATTTATTTCATAAAATGGTTGGTTTAATTGGAATGGACCATCATTTTGAATGCTGGGCATATCACAGCAAAGCTTTATTTACACCTGCTCCACCAATAGCAATGAATCATTGTAATATGTTGATTACTCCATATGAAAAACCTTATGGAGGAGAGTGGACTGAAAGAAATTTTACTTATGATCCAAGAGAAGCATTTAGATATCAAGCTATGCGGCATTTCCCACGCAGAGTTATGTATGGATCTTCAGTTATTCCGTTATTTCATTCTGATTTGCATGCTATGGAAGAACTTTCTGAAGCCAAAGAGATTAAAGTAAATGGTGACGTTTTTGACGGCGAAAGATTTTTAGAAGCATTTTATCTTTATTTTTATAATAGAATTACAGATCCAGGAGATACACTATACGCAGAACCAGCAATAGAACAATCAGATGTAGATCAATATGATTATGTATCTTCTTGGTTAAAGGAAATGATAAAAGCCAATGTCATAAGTGTTAAAGATCATGCCGACGACATTGGTAAAGAATTGATAGAATTATTAGATGGTGTATATCTAGAACCAATAGATCCAGAACATCCACCCATCGATAATCGTCCTGATCCAGACTTTATTGATGACACTACTGAATCATTTTTAGGTAATAAAGCTGGCTATTATGAAATGATTGATTGGTTAAAGACTAATATTTTAGCACAATATCCAGAAGCAAATTTTTCTAATACAGATTATTTTACTATATGGGCGGCAATGAAACCGTATATAACGGCCAAATTCATAAAAAATGTTTTAATAAATCCACTCCAAGATAATTTGGTTACTAGAATTCCTGGCCCAATGTTTGCTGGTCCACGTAGAGCAAAATTGTGGCCATGCCCCAATTCAGCTGGTTTAACAAGCTGGGGGTGTACCGGCACTAATGCATGTTATGACAAAGAAAATGTTTTAAATGTTATAACAAATCAAGATCCAGATAACTTATTAGAATATAATAAATTGTTTGGTGGACAACAAACATGGTTTGCTATAACAAATAATGGAAAAGTTAGAGCATTTGGACGAGGAGCAATACCCCCCAGCGGCAATGATGATCCTACAGAAATAGGTTGTTCACCAGATTATGCATATGAATGTGATGTTGAACCTTCCTGCCCCGCACCTGATCATTCTCCAATATGTGATGGATCTTATTATGATACAGATGTTGGAGCTGTACCATGTCATTTATCAGTATTACCTGAACTTGGAATATTATATGATGAAGACCAGGCAAATAATACTCTTCCAGATGGAATAGTACAAAAAATATCCAGTAAAGGAAACTTTGCTGTAGCTTTGGTGGAATATCAAGAAGGTGTTGTTCCTGGTATAGCTTTATGGCATACAAATCAAAATTGTAATCAAATAAATTATCGTAGAAAGAAATTTTCAAATTCTGGATGGGAAATAGGTGGAGCACCAATTTATGAATTCCCACCTTATTCATTTACCTGTGCTGACACAGATAATGCTGACGTTTATACTTTGAAAGCGTGGGGCAAAGGAAATAATGGGGATGATGATGCTGATATTGATTATGGAATTTTTTATAATGATACGCGTTATGTTAGTGATTACACTCAACCAAATTGTAATCCTTTAGCTGTTGGATTTATTAATAGTCTTAATAATAAATTTTTTATATGGAAAGATGTGGCATGTGGAGCCAAGCATACCATTGCCATAATATCTGGTGGTTATTTGTTTGCAACGCCAACCAGCGACAATACGTATAACCAATCATCATATGGTTATCCAACAATATCAGGAAAAAGAGAGCTTGATGAAGATAGGGCTACTCAACGTCTAAGTGCTTCAATTGGATCTGAACCATTATTTTATTATTATAATCTTCCAAAACCAGGATACTTTACAGAAGATGAATGGAATACTTTATTTCCTAGAAATTCTTTTCAAACTTTACCAGAAAATAAAGATTGGTGGAATAGAACTTATTGTGCAAATCTAAATGAACCAAACGATGAATCGTGGAGTGCAGGAGAAAATGCTATTCCATGTGATATTAGATGTCAACTCTTTGTACTAAACCAGAGTGGTGAGAGGGTGTCTTTGCTAACAGAACGTGGCAATCCATGTGGTGCAGCCTATGGATATAGTTGTCTAAAAGCCATTGAGCCAGATTTTCCCGTATACACAAAAGTTGCAGCTGGCCATTATCATAGTATTGCATTATCTGATGATAATAATTTAAAAATATGGGGATCATATGTAAAAGTAGATGAAAACGGGGAACCGGTAACTGGAGAAACTAGTTTTACAAGCACAGATCCTATACCTGTATTTTTACCAGATAGTGAAATATTTAAAGATGAATGGATACTTGGACCTGTTGGGGGAGTAACTGGATGCCATGATTCGTATGCACGTGCGCCAGCCGAAGCCCCGGAGGGGTATGACCACTCAAAATATAAAGTATACACAACAGCCGACAAAACTGTTTATAGTTCTGCCAGTATCTTTGCAATAGATGGTGGTCCAGATTATAGTATTATGGCACGTAAAGCCGGAGACAAACATAGATTAGTTGTATGGGGAAATTCTGAAATGGTAAAAGCAGTATCTGGTGTTACTTATTCTGGTCTTACTGCTTTTTATGGAAAAAATTATGATGTAATAGATGAAATTGTTGCTGGACCAAATGCCATTGGTGTTATTTGGAAAAGAAAGAATTCTCCTAAGAAAAGACTTGATATATTTCAAAGACCAGATGCCGATAGAGGACTTACTATTGGAATTGATAAAAATCGATATAGTGATATTTGTTTTACAGCTGGAAGTGTCTCTGCAATTTTTTCAAGTGGATTAAAAGCCCAAGAATGGAAGGCGTCGTCTTTTGATATAGACCATGCCAAATTACAATTTAAAAATTTTAATAATTTACCTTTATATTTTAAAACCCAAGCATTCTTCAGAGCAGTTCCTGGAAGATGGGATTTTTCAAAATGGCTTTTTGGTATGCCCTGCAATCAAATAGGTACTGATGTAGCAGAAAATGTTGTTGGTAACCCAGATTATACCAGTCCATATTATACTGTAGCCAGAGATGTAGAAAGATCTTACAGTGGACATCCACAATATTATTGGATGAGACCAGATCAAAGACGAAAACAACAAGCCACACCTTTGCATACTTATGAACCATATCCCGGTAAGGTGTGTGGCATGATGCGAGATAGATTTGGTAGAGATGGTTTGAGACCACAAGATGAATTTGGTGGGGGTGGTGATCCAAATGGTCCAATGGCTTCTGCAAATAGAGCATTAAATAATGAATTGGGTGGCTGTTATGGTGGAGATATATGTTGGGTTGGTGATGGTAGTCCATCGTCTTTTGCATATTATTCAGAGGGTTATAGTCCCCCAGCAGTATGTCCACGGCCCAGTCCATATTGTGTATGTAATGAGTTGGAATGTGGATGTCCACCGGGTAAAAGATGGCCGCAAGTAGTTGATTGTAGTGCGGGTCCTTTTGGAAATCGAAGTTGTTTTGCTTATGTTAATAATAGAATAGGATTTTACAATAATAAAGATTATTTTGTGCAATCTTCAAAATCATTTGGTCAAATTTCGGAGGCTGGATCTGGTATAGGATTAGGATATTGTTGTGGTGTAATTAAAACAAATATTACTGCATTCTTTTACGCTAAAAGAAATTATTATTATGGTTATAATGAAGAAACATCTTTATATGAAGTTCAAAATGCACCTCTACCATATAGATCTCACTTTGTGGGAGCTTTATATCCAGAACCGGGTAAATCATATGGAATGACTTCTTCGGAACTTGTTAATGCAATAATGACACCAAGAAATGCAATTTTAACAGCATATACTGTTCAGTCTGCATTTCCTTATCCCTATGTATTTCTTGGTGGCCGAGTACTTAAAAAATTGCAATTAAACTTGGAAATAGCTGTGGTAGAACCTGGTTGCGACAGATGCAATCCTCCACCTCCAGATTCTCCGTGTTATACAGAGACTAAGTGTGGTTATCCTCCGGGTGGCGATATATGTCGAGCAAGCGTAGGAAATCTAGTTGGACCAGGGGGGTGGGTTAATACTTATGGTCGGGATATATGTAATGATGGATCACCTCTTCAAATAACAATAGGAGGGGCGATGAACGATTCTATCAATGGTGATCTTAATTCTATGCTATACCTAGAGACCTGTAAAACCGATCAATGGCTTGGACCATTAGTTTCCTTTACAGGTTACACAGGTCCACTTCCACCAGGAATGACTATCACTTGTAATTGTTGGTGTGGCGACAATACATCTTTTACATCATCTGATCGACCTTGTAGTTGTTCCAGAGATCAATATCCTTCAGGAAGTTGTCCGAACAATGATCGTTCGTGTCCTGGATGTAAATTTTGTTGTAAATTAAATGAAAATTTAATATATCAGATAGATACAGAAAGTTCTATAGATGATCCTAAATTCTATTATCCAGCAGATAAACGTTTACCAGGAATGGGTGACAATGATGAAAGCATACCCGTTGGATTTATTGGTGGATTATGGAGAATATATGAAGAAATACCTTCATCGTATAATTCTTTAGGATGCACGGGTTATACTTTAGGAGCACCACAGTGTTTCTTAGGACTTGAGGGATTAACAAATCCTGGAAAATTTAATGCAAAATGTGATTCTGGTGTTCCAGTTGGTAGAGTATCTGCCATTGAATGTGTTGAAGTACAAAGATCACAGGAATGATATTTATAATGAACATAAATAATATGAAAGGTAATATATGAATTTTCAAGACAATGTATTTGTTTCTAACACAATGTATACAAATTATAATAATGGTACTTTGTCTATTGATCCCAATGTTGTAAATGAAAAACTTATAGATAAAGAAAAATATCAAAATGATATTGAAGAACAAAAAAATTATTTATATTATAAAGTAATAAATTTAAATTTTAAATTTGAAAAAGTATTTAAAATTAAATTAAATTTTGTAAGTTTACATATTGGTGATATAATAGACTATATTACTAAAAAAACAGGAATTAAAAAGTTAATTATAAAATTAACAAATGGAAATTGTGGTTGTGAAGCTAGACGAATTAAATTTAATAAATGGTTTCAGATTCCAATATTATCTTTTAAATTTGATAAATTAAATTTTAAAAATAAAATGGATATTGTAATAGCTGAAGAATTTAAAGAAAATAATATAAAACAAAAACAAATTAAAAATGAAGAATTAATTGAGCAAGTTAAATTAAATATGATCAATAAACATTATGGCATAGAAAATAATTTATATGTACACAATAATTCAAATGATACATCTACAAATAAAAAACCAGGTGGGTGTGGCTGTGGTGCCAAGAAAAACTATGCAAAGCGCGTAAATCACGTATAATTAATATAAAGAAAGGTTATTATGGATTTAGTATATTTTAAAATTTTGTCTGGTGAAGAAGTTATTTCCAAAGGAAAAAAAGTAAATGGAGGATGGTATGTTGAAGATCCTGCAATGCTTGTCCATATGAAAGATTATAAAATAGGTTTGGCAAATTGGTTGCCATATACAAAAATTAATGAAGGTACAACTATTCCAGATTCTGCTATTGTTTTTGCAGTAGATGTTGCCGATGATATGGCAATATATTACACCAAATGGGCAAACCCAGATATTGAAACAAATGAAGCTCCCACTAAAGAATCATCTGAAACTTTAATTTAAAATGTTTAAAGGAAACTATAAATCTAAAAACTCCAATGGAACAGTTTTTGTTTATAGTAAAGGTGATTCAATACTGTTTCAAGGAAAACTTTATGAAGCAGAAAAATCAACATATTTGTCTCCTATACAGCAAGCAGATGCATGGAATTATAAAGGAGTATCGGAAATATACACATCTGATAATCCTCCATTAAATCCTGTTGTTGGACAAATATGGAATACCAACGGTAGATACTATTCTTATTTTTATGATGGAAATAGTTATACTTGGGTTGAAATTTAAGAAATTACTACACTTAGTATCATAGTAGTTTCTCGTGCAAGTTTTAAATAGATACTCTGCAGAGAATTGGGGCGGTCGGAAAAATAAATAAAGGCCGCTCCTTCTCTGCCGGGTGTTCCATTAATTCTATAATTTCTTGTCAATGGTACAGAACATGCATAATCAGTATATGCTGAAATTGTCATGTCTTTGTTTCTGGCATCCGATAAATCTATTTTAAAATTTCTACTAATTGCAGTACTGTTACTAATAAAGTTAAGAGTAGCAACATCATTATTGTCAATTAATATTGTATTATATATTTCTTCACCACTTACAGTAGGAACATCTAAAATTGCAGAAGTTGAAAATAAAGGTTCACGAATTGTGTCATAAACAAGTTGATATATTTTAGAAAACACATAACTTCCAAATGTATATGCTTCAATATCGGATGAACCAAAATTAACTAATGTTGTGTTGGGATACCAATAATAATTGATTGGATACGGTGGATTTAAAAGTTCTCTTAATAAATATTGTTGTTTGTTTTGATTTTCAAGTAATTGTGTGTAGATACCAGGATATGTATTTGATATGCGCAATACACCATTTAATGTTTCATCGTAATTGATATCATCTGGAGACAAAATTCCTCTCATATAAATGTCAACTAATGACTGTTGAAAATACAAGTTTTCATTTGTAATACTAACAGTTGGATCAATGTAAATTACTTCTGTACCATCATTTAACTTCAATACATTTTTAATAAGTATTCTTTTTTGATTTGATGTACTCGTATTTACTTGCAAATATTCTTCAAAACTATAATCACTTCCATATATTCCCAGATAAGTAAAATTTAAAGGATCCATATCTGGTGATTTATTTACTAGCAATGCAGCAGTGGCTCCGGTGACTGCAGTAAATTGAAGTGGTGTTGTAAAAAGATTTCTATCATATATGCCACCAGAAAATCCAGATGTTCCAGATAATCCACTAAAGTATAAGTACTGATTGTATGCTCCTGTTTTTCCTAGTAATGTAAATTGTCCATCCCAGGATAATACTGATCCAGTAGTAATATTTGTATATTTGCCGGAGCTAAAAGCAAAGGTAGATCCAATTCCAAGTTTATCAAAAAACAGTTTTAAAAACTTAAAATCATTAGCATTTTTACTTTGCGAATAATTAAAGAAAAAACTGTTTCCAACTAGTTGAACTTGTGGCGACGACTCCAAATAACCCTTAGTCAAACAAGGATCGGCAGTAGAACCAATAAATTCTAATGTAAATGATTGTGTTGATTTTACTACTGTTAAAGCTGCACTACTCATTTTTAGCTAGCCATATAAGATACTATTTGTGAAGAAGTTTTTGCTCTTAAATAAATGGTATTAAGATTTTGAACATCCAAGAATATATTCTGTCCAGGATCTAGTTCATATCCAAGGGCAGCTACACCATCAGAGTTTATGTAAATAATATCTGTATTGGATGATGATGCTTTGATGTTGATACCAGAAATGGTCGTATATCCAGCAGGATATATTCCAGTTACACCGGTTGTAATAGTTGACCTACCACTGATAAACGTTGTTGGTCGGCTGATACCAAGAGTTCCAAGGTTTGTATTTAAGGTGTTGATTGCGCCATATATGGCTGTCAAACCATTGGTAATATTTGTATCATAAATTCCAACAGTATTACCTACAGTTGTTGGTAATGATGTACCACCCGAGAAACCTTGTACTCTTAGTGCTGTTCCAGATTGGTTGGTTACACCAACCGTTGGGTCAATAGTTACGCTAATGGTTGCACCAATTATATTGGTGTACATTGGATTACCGGAACTTCCAATTGGAGTTCCAGTGCCATCTACTAGATTTGCATAAAGCCAAGTACTTCCACTTGGTCCAAAAACAGAAACACTATCATTAAGTCTACTTAAATATCTTCCGCCAGTAACTTCTACTCTGCAGCTAGGTGCAGTTTGTACATATACTGGAGAGGCCGTTAGACCCGATACAACTACGCTTCCGCCTACGGTAACAGCCTGTCCACCTACAGTTCCTACGATTGATATCGGGCCAGAAAAGCCAGAAATTGTTGCTGTTAGGCCAGTTGCAACGGTTACTGGGAAAGGATTACTGGAAGTAACTGGAGTAAATGCACCAGTTGCCCCGAAACCCATTTTATAGTACTGTACATAATATGAATAACCACCAGAAATATTGGTAACAGGGTCAGCACCTACGGCAAAGGTGGCTCCGCTGTTAATTACTACGTAATCTGATCCATAATAAGGTGATGGAAATGGCATATTTTATCCTTTAAATTTCTTCTTCAAGAATATTTAGACTCTTTTATATATTGAATAGATTAAATTATATGCTATAATAGAATATGTACATAGATGAATCCGCAAAAGAACAATTTTCAAATAAAGTTATAAACAGAGTAAAAATAACACAAATGACATTTATGGATTGTGTGTTAGAAATTTCAGAAGAAATGGGTCTGGATCCCAGTGCAGCTGGAAAACTTCTAACAAAACCAATTGTCGAAAAAATTCAACAAGAAGCCAACAATCTTCATTTACTCAAGAAGAAGAAATCCAAACGCCTTCCGCTTGACTAAATGAAACCGTGATACATAATACTAGAACTCATAGGCCAAGGTAGATCCTTGGGGAAAGAAGATACTATGTCAAACTTTGCTGATTTTAAGAAAAAGAGTAAGAACTCAGTCGCATCTCTAACCGAGCGTATGGATAAACTCACCTCCAAGGAGAGTTACAAGGACGAGCGTCTTTGGAAGCCCGGTATTGATAAGTCGGGCAATGGATACGCTGTAATCCGCTTCCTGCCTGAAATTGAAGGTGAAGATACTCCCTTTGTATCTGTGTATAGCCACGCATTCAAGGGTAAGGGTGGTTGGCTGTTTGAAAACTGCCCAACCACAATTGGTGAAAAGTGCCCAATTTGTCAGGGTAACACAGAACTTTGGAATAGTGGTATTGAAGATGACAAGAACATTGCACGGAATCGTAAGCGCAAGTTGACTTACTTTTCCAATATTCTTGTCATTGAAGATCCTGCCAATCCAGAGAATAAGGGAAAGGTTTTCCTTTACCAATATGGCACAAAGATCTTCCAGAAGATCCAGAGCCTCGCTCACCCTGAGTATCAGGACGAGGTTGCTGTTGACCCATTCAACTTCTGGACTGGTGCAGACTTCAAAATCAAGATTCGTAATGTCGGAGGTTACGTTAACTATGATCGTTCAGAGTTTGCATCTCCCGCCCCACTTCTTGGTGGTGATGACAAAAAGCTAGAGGAACTTTGGAAGAAGCAATATCCTCTAAAGCCATTTGTTGACAAGAGCCAGTTCAAGAGTTATACAGAACTCTCTGAACGTTACAAGAAGGCTGTCGGTGATGATGTTCGTGCTCAGTTTACTGAAAGCAAGAGCATTGAGGATGATGTGGCAGACACTGTAGTGTCTGAAGACATTGAGGAAAAGGATCCTCTAAAGTACTTCTCCGAGATGGAGAACGATTGAGAAAAGCCCCCGCAAGGGGGCTTTTTTTATGCCCATCGGGGAAATTCTGAAAATCTTTCTCGTCTGGCCTCAAATATTAAATTAGTAGGTTCTGTCAGAGGACGTTCTTCAAATTTTTCAGCAGGCCTTGGATATGGTAGCCAAGAGTCTCTGGCATTACTTGCCAGAGAAGATATAGATGACTGTATACCATCAACAGATGTTCTTAATTCTTTATATTGTGCTTCTGCATCAAATTTAATTTTTAAATCAACTGCCGTTTTTGAAACTTCAGCTTGAGCTGAATTTTTAATATCTGGTTGGGTGGCCGTATAAGAAATTGATTCTGGTAAAACAACATTTTGTTGTTCAGAAGAAACTTCTGCAGATTGTATGCTTGAAGGCATTAATGATGCAGAAAAAGATTTTTGTTCTGCTGATACGTCTATTGATACTTCATTTTCATTCATAGATTCATTCCTCTTCCCATATCATAATGTGATGACATTTGTTCGTGTTTTTTCTGTTCTTGGTAATCCACTAATATCTTTACGTAAATTTCTCGTTCCCACCAAATCATATCGTCCAGATCAAATAGATTCCAATTAAAATTATTTATTAAGGTAAAATTTGTTGTAAAATAATCTTTTAAATCAAAAAACTTTACCGAAAGGTAAAAAAACGCAATAACCCATTGACCTCCTTGTCACCATCTTTTGTTTCTAATACAACAAACAATTCTGGTTGGGTTTTCATAAATTCTTCAAATTTTGGTAAAATGTTTAAAGGTAGATTATCTAAAATAGTTTTAATGTCTTCGGAAATAAATTTATTAACATGAAAAACTTCTCCACCTACATTGACTTTTTTAATACATGCTTTTAGAAAATCTTCTTTATCTAATGTGTCTAATTTTAATAAATCTTTTATAGTTGGAGTTTCTAATGTAATAAAAACACTATTTGTGAGTGTAACTGTATCGGATGATATTTCATTTCTGTGTTTAATATCTGGTATATAAACTTGAATTTTTTCTTGATTGTAAATCAAATTTAATTGTTCATCTACACTTTTAGATCTGATTTGTAAAAATAAAAATTCAGCATCGGCCATACAAAGATTCATTATGTTTACATTTTCAGTATTGTTTTTTAATAACTCAACTAATGATATCAATGCTAATTTTTTATTTTCTTCTTGAAGAATAACAGAAATGCTTTTTGCATCTTTTACTTTAAAGGGTCTAAAAATAACTTTTTGTTTAGAAAAAGGTAAAATAGTTTCGTAAGTGGGTAGCAGGCTTTTTAAAGAACTCATCAAATCCATAAATTAAATTCCTTGATAAAAATTAAAGTCTCTGAACAGCATAAGAACTGTATATGTTGAATAATCATTAGACTTCAACATATTTAATTCAATTGGTAAACATTCAACAGGATATACTTCAAAAAAATTATATGAAACATTTGGATTTCCATTTGGATCTAATAAAGAGATCTTCATTTGTGTTTGTGCAATAATATCGTCATAAAACTGAACTTGATATGGAAAACGTGTAGCGTTTCTGGCATTATTAGTTGATGATGCTTTTGGTGATTGTCTTCCTCCAGAATATATTAAATTAAACCATGAATTAAAAAACAATGTAATAAAATTATCATTAGTTACTGGAAAGGTCAAAAGTATACCTTGAGGAAACTTTTGAGATCTTGGAATTGTTCTACCGGGTCCATAGCCAGCCAAGCCATCTGCAACACCATCTATAGCTCTGGCACCTATTGTTATTGCTAATGGATTTAAATCGTTATTTGATATAGTTGGTAGGGTAGCTGGCAAATTTGAAAAAGATAATGTAAATCTATTAGATCTTTGAAGACCATTGTGGCGATCAAAAAAGTCTTTTATTGATAAAATTGAATTGTTATTTGGAATTGGCATTGGAGAATAAATCTTTTTCTGTTAAAATTTTAAAAACAAAACTATTATTATTGCAATAGTTTTTAGCAGCATTCCATTTGGCATTGTTTATGATCCAGGTTACCTTTTCTTTTTTTGAAGCATTCTCTTTTAAAAAAGTTTGTTTCTTTGGTTTGACCTCAACCATCCAAGTGTGTACTCCTTCAGAATTTTTAAACTGTATTAAAAAATCTGGATAGTAGTTGTGTATTTTTTTATCAATTGGACTAACATAAGGTATGGCTATTTCTTCAGAAGACCATTTAATTATGTTGGGATGTTCATCACAAAAATTACATACATTGCGTTCCCACAAGGATCGGCATACAATTTTAGATGAATCCCCAGCATATTTTTTGGGATTCTTTGGGTTAAATATTGTTCTGTATGCCATAATAATATTTAGAGAAATTATCTAAATATTCATATATGGCACGAAATCAATTTCAATATCCTTATGGTTTGGCTGCAAAAGAGCAACCACTGTGGATGCAGTTTTATAGTGCTGAGTATTCTTTAAAAAACTTTGAGCGTACCCGTGCAGGGGTTATTAATAGAGCATTTGCAAGAATAAGTCTACCAATGCCAAAAGAACCGGGATATTTGGCAGCACACGAATTTGGTGAAAGTAATAATAATCCGGTCGGTCCAATGATTTCTAGAGCAGGAATTGCAAATGCTGGCAGCGGTGGTGCGTTAAACATATTAAAACGAGCAATACAACCAGCCACATTTTATTGGGAAAGAATGTTTGCTACCTCTACCTATAGAAGATTTAGTAATATAGCAGAAATGAGCATGGTTTCAGAAGCAAGAAAAAAATACTTTTTTCAATATGCTTTAATACCAAAAAATAAAGAAGAATCAATACAAATTGAAAATATTATAGGTACGTTTAGAAAGTGTTCATATCCAACAGTAGCTACCGGATTGCCGGAAAGAAGTTATCCACAAAATTTATGGGCATTAGAGGTAACCAGTGGAAATCAAGTTGCTTTAGGATCTGGAAGTCGTGGTGGCGGTGAAGCAAATCTTACTGCAAACTGGCTTGGTGAACCTTTAGTGTGTGTATTGGAAACAGTCAAAGTTCAAAAAAATGATGAAAGCGATCCTGTTATTAGGTATTTGCCAAATGGAGCATCATCTATTACTTTGCTGGGATTAGTTTTTAGTGAATTTGAAACAGGAACTTTTGATCCTTCATATGGTGGCATTCTTTCTAAATCTGAAATCTCTACAAAGTATATGAGATAAATTTAATGAAATTTTTTAATAATCTTCCAAAAACTGTATTTACCAGTAGCATAGGTGATTTTCGAATCTCCGATTTTTTTACTTATTTGGATGTTGAGCGTACAACAATAGAAGAAGGCACGATTACTATAGATAACAAAACAACGTTATTGGAAGCAGCTTATACCGTATATACTGATTCAGATAGCTTTTGGGCTATTGTTGCTGCAAATAATGTGATAAATCCATTCTTTTTATTAGAAGATAATGCTTCAATATATTCAAAAAATAATGAAGAAAAAATTAATATGACTTTATTTCCTACAGCCGGAGCCACAACAGGAGGAGTAGCTTTTCCTGTGGGTAGCATTGTGCTTCCGTACATAGGAAATACTGGACCAGTATATAATTATGGGTCTACTGGTAATTTTCAATTAAATGGACCATTTGCTATTATTGAAGAAACATCTTTTTATGACGGCAGTATGGTTATTGGGCCTCAACGTGGTGGTACTGGTCCCTTTATTATAGTCAACGCAACTCAAGACCTCGTTGCCGTAATCCAATTAAATTCTGATGGTTCGTATTCATCTGCTGGAAATTATTATACAGCAGATAAAACAAGTTACTTAAATAAAACTATATCAGTTTCGACACCACAAGATGCTAAAACAATTTATAAACAACCTAAATCATCAAATGTAACAATCGATGAAGAACTTGAAATGGTAACACCCGGAGACCCAAGTCTATTGGTAACAGAAACCACAGTATCTGTGAAACAGTATATTGATACTGTATCTAAAATCGTCCAAGCATATGTTCCAAGCCAATTGGGGCTGGTTCAGAGCTCTTTTATAACAACTAAGTATAAGTGATATGGCAAATACACAGTCCAGATTTAATCCAGCGTATTCTACAATAAAATCAATTTATTTAGGCAATCTTGATATTTTAAGACAAAATACAGAATGCCAATTTGAAAGATTGGAAATAGTCGAAAACATTAATGATGTTCTTCCGTCTGGAGCATTATTGGTAAAAGACAAACAAGATATTGCCAGTGCTATTCAACTAAATGATGTCACAACTTTAACTATTGAATTTTTTAATGGCGATAAATGGGAATGTGATATTACAAGTGTTTCATATAGTAATAACGCAGCATCTGATTCTGAAGAAACTTTATTAGTAATAAATTTTACAAATCATTATTATAGATATTTTTCTACCAATTCTTTAAATCAATTATTGGGATATAAAAGCCCACAAGTTTATACTGTGGATGAATTTGTAGCACAAATGGTCTTTACATTTGGTGAACGACCAGAAGCAAAAGGATATCGTGATTCGGCATCAAATTATTTCTTATACAGACCATTTATACCTTTTAATAATAGAGAAGAAGCGCTGCCAGATAATGCGATTGAAATGATGAATTATTTGTCAACCATGGCAGTTGATCAAAACAAAAATCCTAATTTTTTCTTTTGGACTTCTATGAATGGGGCATTTAATTTTAAATCTTTTTCAAGAGAAATGGTATCTGCAGAAGATGAAGAACCAGTAAATGTTGCTGTTTATAATGGTGATGCTGTTGAAGAAAGATTATCTGACGGAAAACAATATCGTAAGGCATATTTCTTGGCCACAAATCCAGCTTACCAATGGATATCTAAGAATTATTATTACATTAGAAAAACTCCAAAATACTTAGATACAAATAATGTAACAGTACCTGACGGCCTTAGTGGAGATGCACTTTCGGATGCTATTAATGCTGCACAAAATAATGCTTTAAAAAATTTAACTTTTCAATTTCAAGATGACGGTCAAAAATATAATATTGATGTAGTTAGTGTTGCTGGAAGAGCAACTGAAGCTCCTTCTGGTGGTGATTTAATTTATCCTGAAAATTCTTGGGGATATTATGATGGGGGCACACCAACTAATGACAGATCCATTACAAACATGTTGGGAAATCAATATGGCATGGAATCATCATATGGTGTATTGAATTTAATGGGTGATAAAGGCTATATGGCATTTTTGGATAGCCCTGATATGTGGAAAAATATGTTTGATTTGACACCAATTCATCCAAATTATCCTAATGAAAATGATACCGATGCAACTAGTACTACATCTATTATTCCTGGTGAGAGTACCAATTTACAAAAAGTAATGGATATTAGGTATAATACATTTAAAGCTTTGACGACTGGAAACTGTGGTTCTAGTGAATTTGCAGGTCCATCTGGTAGTTCTAAAATACAAAATACCATAGAACAATTAAGAAAAATAGAACAGCAAAACTTTGTTATTCATTCTCTATGTTGTATGGGTAAAAGAGGAGAAAATTGTTTCTTTGCTGTATTACAGCGATACGAGCCAGATACTGCTTATTATGGTGCTACCGGTACAGGTGGTACTGGTGGTAATTTTCAACCACAAACAGAAACAACACCAGAATTACCAAGTGGTGCAAAATTTTATAGGTATAAATGGAACAAGATACTGTTTTCTTCTGGAATATCAGGAGCATGTGGTTCAGCTTCTGGAGCATGTGGTGGATCGGGAAATACTTATTATCCGCATTTGTTGGAGCAATGGTCATTAGATCCTTCAGCAAAATCAAATGACAGTCAAGATGCAACATGGGCCATAAATTTAAATGAAAGAGGCTTAAGCGGAGCATATTTGCCACCGGGTTGGTCAAATACATCAGCCGCATCTGGATTTGGATACAGACCAATTGGCGCACCAGCTACAGCTACATTTGCAGAATCTGCAAATATAATGCATATTGCAAAAGTATGCATTGAACAGATCGATCCCAACAATAGTGTTACATATTTCTGGGCTGAAAATGTTGTAGACGGAACTTGTTAAAGGATATTAAATGGCAAATCAGATTATTACATATGGTACTAACTATTCACAAGAAACATTCTATCCTGTAGCAAGTAAAGATGCATATGAATGTGCTAATGCAGCAATAACCAGAGGGGCGACGGGAATCCCCTCCTCGTTACAAGAATGTTTTGATAGATTTCCTGGAGTTTTAGAAATCGCAGAAGCTATTGGGTTTTATACAGCCACCAAAGGCTCTTGTGGAAGCACAGAAAATTTTGTTGGTGGAGGTGGATGTGGAGGATCTGGTTCAAATTACACTCTTTGGACTGGGCCTTCAACCGTTCCTTCTTTAAATACAACACAACCCATCGATCTTTATTTTGATGTTGTAAATGAAGAATGTAATCAAATTAATACAAAATTGGGACTGGATTGGATGGGATGTTTATGGGCAACTCCTTCCGCACCATATAGTTGCCTGTGTCCTGATATTAAGCCAAATTATGAAGCTTATATAAAACTAAGATTAAATGTTGCATCTTTTTGGAATACCCCAGTTGAAACACCAGTCAAACGAGCAGAATTTCTAGATGCAATTAAATACGGAAGAAAAGTTGATGTGACGATTGCTGGCGATTTTACATTAAAGGTTGGTCAGCTTGCTAACCTTAGTATAAATGGTATAAGTGGATTTCCTTACGCATCAACAAATTCTGTTTTAAATGCAACATATTATGTTACAGGTATTAAACATGTAATTACAAATTCTGGAACACATGAAACAGCACTTTCACTTACGCAAATAGCACCATTAGATGTTGGTGGTAAATCGGCAGTGGCTCGATATTATTCATGATATAAATATTATTATGGCGCTCAAAGATTTTTCAATATTATTAGAAAAAGTTAATTCCAAATCTTCTAAAAAAGATATTGGTATGGTGAGCGGATTTAATGCTTATTCTCAATATATTGAAAATGTTCTCAAAACACAAAAAGGTGAACTTGTTTCCAATATGAATTTGGGATCAGATTATTTTAGTTATATTTTTTCTGGTCAGGCTCAAGTAGGTCCACTGGAATCTGGTTTGGCCGCATATATAGAATCTGCTATTCCAGTAATGAATAATGTTAAAGTTAGATTGGAATATGCATCTGATACTCAATTTCAATTTTTTATAACATATTCATTAAATAATGGAATTAATGGGCAATCAAATTCTAGCACAACGATAGAGGTAGAACTATAATGACATACCAGTTAAAAAATCTTAATGTAGCATCATTAGATTTTAGTGATATTAGAACCTCTTTAATTAAATTTTTTAAAGAACAACCTGATTTAGCTGATATTGATTTTGAAAATAATGCTAGCGCTGCAAATATGTTGATTAACATTTTGGCTACAGCTACTGCTTATAATGGTATATACGCACAATTTGGATACGTGAATTCATTTGCAACAACTACTACTTTAATGCAAAGCATATTGGGTATTGCTGCAAATAGCTCTGTATTGATTGCCCCTGTTCAAGGAGCATCTACAAATAGAACGGTTAATGCTGTTGGTGCAACTCTTGAAGATTATTCTACTTTTTTGGCAACTACCACCACAGCAGCTCAAACTTATTTCTTTAATATTGATACTATTTTACCAAATCAAAGTAATTCTATTCAACTTTATTCTGGAAAAAGTGTAACAAGCTATACAAATTATGATTACGCAACGCAATCGTGTGAGTTGCCCTATACAGTAGATCCTAGAACTATTAGTTTTTATGAAACTGTTACTGGTACTGGAGTAGTAACTAAATGGACCCGTGTTGACAAAGGAACTACTTCTACTACTGACAATAATAACACATTTACCGTTATTAATGGGCCACAGGGTTATATTGTAACAAATAATTTTATTACTGCTAAAGAAATACCTACTTCAAGTACTGTTCTAATTCGTGCCGTTGTATCCAATGGTTCGGCAGGAAATAATGCTTCAGTAAGTACTAGATCAAATGGCGTTTTTGTGGCCTCAACTGTACCTGCTGGAGGTTATGATGAAATATCAGTTACTGAAGCCAGAAGCAGATTGTTGTTTAAAGCCACCGGACAAGACAGATGCGTAACATTAAATGATTATACTAATGCAATTATTGGTTCAAGTATTGCGGGAACATCCGATTCATCTTTGGTAACAGTTCAAAATGATTGTTGTATTCCGGGAAGAGTAAAAGTTTATGTTACTGGATTGTCAACAACTAATCAAACAGCACTGATGGCTTATTTGGGAGCAAGATCAGTTGCGGGAATAAATTTGGTATACGAACAATGATTGTTTTATACAGTAATCAAAAAATTGAATTGCAAACAAAAGCACAATTGGCTGCTGAAAGTTGTTTTACAGTATTAGGTAGTGATTTTCGTGATACAATACTAAAACCATGGTTTGGAGATTTACTTACAGTACAGTCTTTATTTCCAGAATGGATTTTAAACTCATATGAAAGCGATACAACAAATTCTGTAACTATAATACCAATTATTAAAAATTATTTAAGATGGCTTTTTAGCCAAGATTATGGCTACGGTGCACAGCTTAATTGGGAAAATATACGCGTTCCTTTGTATATGCACTCTTTATTTTTAGAAGCTTTATTTGATTTTTATTTTCCAAACGCCAATTTATCTTCATCTCAATTAAGTTCTATTTTACCAAATTTAAGAATATTTTCTATAAAAGCAGATGAAAATTATTTTAATATCAAAGGAACTCCTCCAGCTATAAAATATTTGATCTGTGCTTTACTTGGTTTTGGAATTACAGAAGTGTATGTTACGACAACAACATATTCAAATATACAAATATCTGTAACAAGCTCCAAATACGATACTTTACAAAACTATAAAACGTTCTTAGAACAACACGTAATACCAGCAGGAATTGTAATAGATTATAAGGTGATATAATTTATGTTTAATAAGATGATAATGTTTGCGGCATCGTTGGCATCCAGAGGATTGGGAAACAAAAAAACTGACTTACAAACAAAACAACTCAGAGTTTTGTCTTGTTTTGGTGGTTTGGAAGTCAATACCCCTTGTCCTTATTTAAAAGAAAGTTCAGTTGAACCACAAAAATATTTTTGTAATAAATGTGGCTGCGGTGACAAAAAGCATACTTGGTTGATGCAAAATAATGAAGAATATTCAAAATTAGATTATCCTGTATTAAATTGTCCACTTAAAATGCCAGGATTTAGTAATTATGATCCAAATCATAAACCAGCCGAAATAAGAGATAGAAAAGAACAAATAGAACAAATAGATCCTGAAAACTTACAATATATTCAAGTTACATTGGGAGCAAGTGAAGAAAAAGAGAGAATTATAGATCAAGTAAATAAAATAATAGAGAATACATAAATATTTGTATGGCTATAACCACCCGACAGGATTTTATCAATTATGCATTTAGAAAACTGGGTGCCCCAGTACTTCAAATAAACATAGATCCTCAACAAGCTGAAGATCGTTTAGATGAATCTTTGGAGTATATGCATGAACGTCATTTTGACTTTAATCAACGTGCACAGTTTGTTGTTCCGATTACACAAGATAATATAACTGGCAAATATTTTGATGTAACAAAATTTGGATACGCAGTTGGAGCTCAAGGCGTAACTTCAAGTACAAGCGGAAGCACTGCATACTGGCCAGCTGCATCTGACATTCGAACCATTAGTCAGGTTTATAGTCCAAATAGTACCGTTGGCGATTATATGTTTGATTTGAGATATCAAATGACACTATTTGATTTCTTTGGTTTATATTTTAACCAAGGTGGTCTATCACAAGGACCAATGGCTTCATATATGGAAAGTATGCAGTACCTTAGTTTAATAAATGATGTGTTTAATTATCCTGTATCATTTACATATACAAAAACAACAAATAGATTATTTTTAGAAGTAAAAGATTCTAGAATGGACCATATAAATTTTCTTATGGTCGAAGCATATGTTCAAGTTAATCCAGATTATTATATAAAGGCATGGGATGATCGCATCTTCCAAAGGCATTATACGGCATTACTTAAAAAACAATGGGCGCAAAACTTAATAAAGTTTACAGGAATGCCATTGCCTGGTGGTGCATCACTAAATGCTGCAGCAATAATGCAAGATGCCGTCAAAGAATTAGAAGTAATAGAACAAATGCTGTTGAAGACTCAAGAACTTCCAGTTGATCCAATGATCGGATAACATGGCAACAAATCCATACATCAATACCACTTCTGTTGTAACAGAACAACGTTTAATCGAAGATTTGACGGTAGAATTAATCCAAGGAGTGGGTCAGGATTGTTTCTATGTTCCTAGAAAATATTTTAACATTGATAAAATATTTGGTGAAGACCCATCTTCTTCTTTTGAAAAGATCTATACAATAGAAATGTATATACAGTCCTATAAAGGATTTGATGGTACGGATGTTATAACTCAATTTGGATTAGAGATTAAAGACAAAATTTCTTTATTAATGGCTAGACGCAGATTTAGAGATGAAGTTACGGCTATCGATAGCACCATAACAAGACCAAGAGAAGGAGATTTAATTTATTTTCCTTTATCAAAATCATTATTTGAAATTAATTTTGTCGAACATGAAAATCCCCTTTATCCTTTGGGTAAACTTTATTCGTATCAGATAACCGCGGAACTCTTCACATACAGCTATGAAAAGATTCAGACTTTGAATAAGGATATCAATTCCCCATATACATCAACTACAGCAGGACTTTCTGGATCGGTAATTATACCAATTGCAAATAATTTGGGCATAACATTGGGAGTAAATGATCAATTACAGACAGAAGGTAATTCATATGGATTTAATCCCAATGATCCATTCAGTGAAGACGGCTGCACAGGAGGCTCATAAAAATGTTTGGTTATTTTTACAATGAAAATTTGAGAAAACTAGTAGTTGGTTTTGGATCATTGTTTAGCAATATAGAAGTTGCTCATATTGATCCAGATACATCTAGTGCACAGAATATAAGAGTGCCTATTCATTATGCACCTCAAGAAAAATTTATTCAAAGACTATTGCAGCCTTCTTCTATTACACCGGGAACTCGTATTGAAACACAACTTCCGATTATAAGTTTTTCAATGAATAGTATTGTATCGGATGCGTCTAGACGATTGGGCAGAAAGGTACAGCCTAATAATGTTGGAGCTCCACCATGTGGTCCAGTAGGAAGTGCTATATCAAGCCAAATACCCGTAAATGTATCTTTTAATTTGTATGTTTACACAAGACACACAGATGACATGTTACAGATTATAGAACAAATAATGCCATTCTTTGTTCCCGAACATATAATCACTTTAAATATGAATGCGGCACAGACAAATTTACAGATACCAATTATAATGGTAAGTAATAATTTGACTGAAAAATACGAAGGTGATTTATCAAGCCGTAGGCTGAATATAGCCTCATTTCAGTTTTTGGCCAAATCGTGGATATTTGGTGAAATTAAATCTGTCACAGGAATTACATCATCAAATATTGTAATAATAGATTGAGTATATGAATAAAAATTTATCAAAGTTATTTAATTTAAATGAAGTTGCAGAAACGCCAAAAGATAAAGTAATTTCTGGTGGAACATTTGATTCTTCTTCTTTTCAAAAAGATTATGCAACCGTACAATCAAATCTAAAAGATTTGATTGGTAATGGTAATGTAGCACTTGAAGCTGCATTAAAAGTTGCCACTGAATCGGATTCACCGAGAGCATTTGAAGTGGTAGCTATTTTATTAAAAACTATGGCAGACCTTAACAACAATGTTTTGGATGTGCACAAAAAAGCAAAAGATACAACTTCATCTACTACGACAAAAGTTACGCAAACAAACAATTCTGTTTTTGTTGGTTCAACCAAAGATCTGCAGAATCTATTAAATAAAGATAGAAGTACGGATAAAGTGATGGATGCAGAGGTAATTGATAGTGAGTCAAAACAATAATAATCAAGGTTACAGAAACAACCCAAAGTTAAAACCTCCTGGCGTTGAAATACCTTATACAAAAGAACAACTGGAAGAATATGTTAAATGTGCAAATGATCCAGTATATTTTTGCAGTAAATATGTAAAAGTAAAAACACTTGATAAAGGTGTAATGCCGTTTAAATTATATGATTATCAAGAAAGATTTGTCAGAGAAATACATAAAAATAGATTTGTTATTTCTAAATGGCCTCGCCAATCTGGTAAATCAACTTCAGTAATTGGTTATATATGTCATTATGTTACATTTAATCAAAGTGTTAACGTAGCTATTTTGGCAAACAAATTAAAAACTGCTAAAGACGAATTATTTGCCAAACTACAGCTGGCTTATGAAAATCTTCCACAATTTCTTCAACAAGGCGTGGTAGAATGGAATAAGACGAGTTTTAAACTGGAAAACGGGTCTAGAGTGGTATGTGATGCAACATCGTCTTCAGCAATCCGTGGTGGTTCTTATAACTTACTTTTATTGGACGAATACGCGTTCTTGCCATCGCATATTGCAGAAGAATTCTATTCATCTACTTATCCAACTATTTCAGCAGGTTTAACTACAAAACTTATTATTGTTTCAACCCCAAATGGAATGAACCATTTTCATAAACTTTGGGTAGATGCAAACAGACAAGAAGGCCATAAATTAAAAAACAGATTTATCCCAGTAGAAGTAAGCTGGAGAGATGTTCCAATTACTCCCGGTGGTCCTAAAAGAGATGATGTGTGGGCTGAAGAACAGATAGCCAACACAAGCCCGGAACAATTTGAGCAAGAATATGGATGTAGCTTTTTAGGGTCTTCTAATACTCTTATTTCTTCCACCAAATTAAATGTATTGGCACCAGAAGAACCAATATCTGAAAATGCCGAAGGGCATAGAGTATATGAAACCCCTCAAAAAGATAAAACTTATTTTTTACAAGCAGATGTTTCTAGAGGACAGGGTTCAGATTACTCAGCATTTACTGTAATTGAAGGCTCAAGTACCCCTTATAAGGTTGTTTGTAGTTATAGAAACAATACTATAAGTCCTTTTAATTTTCCAACAGTTATACAAAATGTTGCTAAAGCATATAATAATGCTTATGTTTTAATTGAGACAAATGATCTGGGAGGTCAGGTTTCCAACATACTTCATACAGATTTAGAATATGAAAATGTATTGATGACTAAAGTTATGGGAAGAAAAGGTCAAGTTTTATCTCAGGGATTTGGTGGTATTGGAAAAAATGAAATGGGTATACGTACTACCGCACAAACCAAAAAAATTGGTTGTGCTATATTAAAGCGATTAGTAGAAGAAAATAAAATTTTGTTAAATGATGATAGAATTATAACAGAATTGATGTCATTTGTCTCCAAATCAAATACATATAAAGCTGAAGATGGACAAAATGACGATTTAGTTATGACTTTGGTATTTTTTGCTTGGTTAACTCGACAAGAATACTTTGCAGATCTTATAGAACAGTCAAAATTTAACTATGAAGAAGCTATAAAACCAGAAGATGATAATGTTTTATTTGCTCCAAATCAAAATAATGATGAAGATGATGGTGAGTTTGTAGAAAACGGTGTCGTTTGGTATCCTTCGTAAGAATGCTAAATATTTTGACAGAAAAAGGAAATTAAATGCCATCACTCAGCTCCTTTATAAGCTCTAACCAATATTCGACAGAAAGCACTACTAATACCCTAGTAGCTGGTATGATCGCCGGAAATACATACAACAGCGGTTTGACATTTAATGGTATTTCTGGTGCTGCTGGCAATGATCCCGGTGGATTGTTTGGGTGGCTTATATACTCAAGGTCCAGAACATGGGGAAATACTGGATCTGGAACCCCCGCAAAAGGTACTACTTTAGACAAATATATTGTTTATACCACACCACAAGATTTTATCGGAGATTTAAATTCATTAGGTGGAGTTACGGCATGTCTGGTATCAGATCCCGGTGCAGGTGGAACATTTGGATTTTTTCAAACTGCCGGAGTAGAAAATAACTCTGTTCGTCTAACACCATTGGCTGCTGGTACAGATATGTTGTTTGCCATAAATTATATGGCTTACGGTGGTTCTTTGGTTTTGTCTGGATCTGCAGCTGGATTGGACCAATATATTATAGATGAGCAAAATTATTTTGATATAGTAATTGGCCAACAAGCAGGAACCACATTATGCCAATGGCTCATAGATCAACCATATACTGTAGGTATATTCCCAAGCGTTGCCGATAGTTCGGGAGTTACGGGAGCTGGTTATACTATGGCAAACTATGCAACTTTGTTTGGATCGTCTGCCTATGTCACCGGAACACAAGTTGCCAACAGAATATTCAATGTTTGTGGTTTAAAAACTGTAACAGATCTAGATACAACTTCGTTATTAAGCACTAGCAAAATCACATATACCTTGCCAGCAGTTTCTGATGTAGGTGGATTCTTTACCAGAGCTTTAAATCGAAATGAAGAGTATTTGACTGTAGCTGGTATAGATAGAGCAACTGTATTAAATGGAAATGTATCAAATTCTATTGATTGGTTTGATAATTTAAAAACGGTTTTAAGAAATAATAGAGTCAATTTCTTTGTAAACTTTAATCCTAAATTTTTAGGATCAGATGTTGTTGGAGCTACTGCAAACAATTCTGGTGTAGTATCATCTGACGAAAGAATAGGCCCATCAAGACTTCGTTCAGCTTTAGCGCAAGCTATTAATGACATTGCATTGAAATACCTATTTGATGTAAATAATGCCGCCACCCGTGCACAAATTACTTCTGAAATAGATACTGCAATAGATCCATTTACTCCATATATTGATAGCACAAAAACTCAAATTATATGCGACGCATCTAATAATACTGATAATTCATCAAACTTGACGGTTCAAGTAATAATCAAGCCAATTCTCAGCATTGATAGCTTCATAATCGATATAACCCTAACACAATAATGGCATCAAAAAATTCAATAATTAATTTTAAAGATGGTTTTAATGGTGGAACTCGTGCCAATAGGTTCGTGGTGATGCCAAAGTGGCCAAATGGAATTAGTATTGATAAAAATGATGCGGCATTTAAAATGGTATCCGCATCTTTGCCTGCTACACAGATTAATACAATATCTGTCCCATACCGTGGAAGAATGATTACATATGCTGGGGATAGAATTTATAGTACTTGGGCTATAGGCATTTACGACGATAATAATACCAAAAATATATGGAAAGCATTACACACTTGGTCGGAGCAAATGGACGGCCATTATACCCACAAAGTTATTAGAAATGATTATTCTTATAAAACTCTTCAAACAACTTGGCAAATAAAACAATTGGATTTAAACGGAAATCCTATAAAAACAATTACTCTTTATAAATGCTGGCCATCGGTTGTCGGAGAAATTAATCTTAATATGGGTGAAGTTGGCTTTGTTGGTTTTAGTGCAACACTTACCTTCGATTATCTTAGAATTCAAGACAATTATAATAGCTAAACTATGCTCATAGATTTTAAAACAAATTTCTTTGGAGGATCACGATCTAACCGATTTAAAATAATCGGTAGTTTTCCCACAGGTGGAAAATTTACGGATTATCATGTAAGAGCAGCTACAGTACCTAACGCAGCCTCCAAGACTATAAGCTATGATCATTTTGGTAGAAAATATCATTATCCTGGTGAAAAAGATTACGGTACATGGTCTTTCACGGCGTGGGATGATACTGGATCAAATAATATTTGGGGAAGAATTCAAAAGTGGCAAGATCTTATAAACAACCACGATACCAATAAATCTTCCACACTTCCAAAAAGATATAAAGCGGATAATTGGAAAATACAACATTTAAATTTAAATGGTGAAGATGGTCCAAATTCTGTTTTAAAAGAATATAAATTGTACGGCTGCTGGCCTGCAGGAATTCAACCAATAAACCTAAACATGGGTAATCCAAACACGTTAAATAGTTTTAACGTTATCATTGTTTTTGATTATATTGAGATAACTAATGTTACAAGAAGAAACTAAGGTGAAATATGGAAATTGATATATTTGGATTTCAGTTTGGAAAAAAACAGCCAACAAAGGCTGATGCCCGAGAGCAAGCGGTACAAGCATTTGCTGCTCCAGAGATGTTTGATGGTACTGTAACTGTTGAAGCTGGTGGATTTTTTGGAACTGCTCTGGATTACGCTGCAACAATGCGTGATGAACAACAGTCTGTTATTCAGTATCGTAATATGTCGGTATATCCAGAACTAGATAATGCTATTGATGAAATTGTAAATGCTGCAATTGTTCCCGGCACCGATCACAAGCCAGTAAAATTAGATTTATCGAATTGCAACATTTCAGAAAATATTAAAACAAAAATATACAAAGAATTTGAAACGGTTTTACATCTGTTAGATTTTAATCACAGATCTTATGAAACCTTTCGTCGTTGGTATATTGATTCCAAGATTTATTATAATCTTGTAATTGATAAAGACTTACCAATGGAAGGTATTCAGGAAATCATTCCAATTGATCCATTAAAGATTAAAAAAATCCGTAAGCTCAAAAAAGAAATGGACAAGGGAACAAACGGAACTCCTGTTCAGTTAGTCAAAGATATTGAAGAATTTTATGTGTATACAAATACAGATAAAGAATCTTATATCATGACTGGACCACAAGGTCTCCATCTATCTTTGGATAGCGTTGTTTATGTTCCATCTGGATTGGTAGATCTAAACAGCAAGCGAGTTTTGGGTTATTTGCATAAAGCAATCAGACCATTAAACATGTTGCGTCAAATGGAAGATGCATTGCTTGTTTATAGAATTGCCCGTGCCCCAGAAAGAAGAGTATTTTACGTAGACGTTGGTCAGCTTCCAAAACAAAAAGCCGAACAATATATGCGTGATATGATGAGCCGTTTCCGCACTCGGTTAATTTATAACCAAGATACTGGTGAAATCAGAGATGAGCGCAAATTCATGTCTGTTCTGGAAGACTATTGGTTACCTCGCCGTGAAGGATCACGTGGTACAGAGATCACCACTTTGCCGGGAGCACAATCTCTTTCCCAAATTGAAGATGCCGAGTACTTCAAAAAGAAACTTTATGGTGCCCTCAATGTACCACTAAGCCGCTTGACTCCAGAAAGCAATGGTTTCAACATGGGTAGATCTACTGAGATCACTCGTGAAGAAATTAAATTCTATAAGTTTATTGACAGATTAAGATTTCAGTTCTCCAAATTATTCTTGGATACACTCAGAGTTCAGTTGCTCCTTAAAGGAGTAATGACAGACGAGGATTGGAGACAGCTCAAAACAGATATCAAAGTAGTTTTCAACACCGACAACTATTTCTGGGATCTAAAAGAAGCAGAAATTCTTTCAGAGCGTATAAAGATGCTTTCTTTTGTTGAGCCATACATTGGTAAATATTTCTCTACAGATTATGTAAAAACCAATATCTTGAAATATTTGCCTGAAGATCTGATTGAACTAGAAAAACAAATGCAGATTGACAGACAACGAATAGCACAGGAGCAGGCAGCAATGGCTGCACAGCAAGCCGCACAAGCCCAAGAAGGCCAGCCTCAGTAATATGAAAAATATCACTACTACACTATTAAAAAACAGTATTGAAGGATTGTTATCCAAAAATGAGAAATTTTTTAAACAAAATTTAACTCAAGCTTTGGCAATAAAACTTCATGAAAGCTTTTTGCAAGTCAAAAATAATGTATCTAAAAAGTTATTGTATACTGAAGAACAGACGCCTGATTCTATTGAATTAAAAGAATTTATTGATTTCACAGAAAATTTTAATCCAGGGATACATAAATTTAAAAATGGTTTTAGTATAAATATCTCAGAGTCTGATGTAGTTTTGTTAAAAAAACTTTTTGAATCTTTGAGTCCTGAAAATAGACAAAAAATGGTATCAGAGATTTTAACAAATGAAGAAGCTTTAAAACAACATCTAACATTTTCACAGAAAGTAAAAAATTTAATATGAAAAACAACATCCGCCAAATGATCAAAAATGTAGTACAAGAAAACGCCGTATCCTTTAAAAATGAAACCTCAAAGGTTCTTTATAACAAGGTAGGGCAACGTCTACAAGAACAGTACAAAACTGTTGCCAAAACCATTTTAGGCAAGAAAGAACAAGAATGAAGCTAATCACGGAACTAACAGAAGACATCAAGTACATCAAAGAGAATGTAGGAAATGGTGAAAAGACCTACTTCATTGAAGGTGTCTTCATGCAATCTGGCGTAAAAAACCGCAATGGCCGCATATATCCACAAGGCACTTTATTAAAAGAGTGCAAGCGTTATATCAATGAGTATGTTGACAAAGGTCGTGCATTGGGTGAATTGAATCATCCAACTGGCCCAACAGTCAATCTTGACCGAGTATCCCATATTGTCAAAGAACTTCATGAAGATGGTCAAAACATCTATGGTAAAGCTAAAGTTTTAGATACCCCAATGGGAAAGATTGTAAAAAATCTTATCGATGAGGGTGCACAGCTTGGTGTATCAACTCGTGGTATGGGTTCTCTAAAAGCTAAGAATGGTTACCAAGAAGTTCAAGAAGACTTTATGTTGGCCGCTATTGATATCGTTGCCGATCCATCTGCTCCAAATGCCTTTGTAAACGGTATCATGGAAGGCAGAGAATGGATGTTTGTTGAAGGATCGTGGCAAGAAAGAGAAGCTGCCGAAGCAAGAAAACTTATTAAAACATCACCTTCCAGACTTCTTAATAGAAATATTGTCAACGTATTTGAAGAATATTTTCGTAAAATAAAATAATGTCCCACTTACCAGAACAAGCCAAGTTATATTTGGTTGAATCTTTAAATAATAAAATATTTGAAGAAAAAACCAAAGAAAAAACATTTAAATCAATTACTGGTTCTGATCCAGGAATGGGCGTTGGTACACCCGAACCAAAAGGTAAGAAAAAAGAACCAAATGTATTGTTTGGGGACACCGAAGATTTTAATGTTGCTGGAGTTTCACTAAGTCCAGAAGTTGTTGCAACAGGATTATATGGTGTAGGAAAGGCTGCTGATTATGCAGCCGATTGGCTTGATGCCTCTGGAGCACAAAAACTTGGTGGTGCTGCTGCAAAGGCTATCAACGCATCCGGTGTTGGTAATAATAAGGTTCTTGGTGGTATAGTAGGTGCAATTGGCTCAGGATTAGTTTCTGCTATCCCCGGCGCAGCATCAACACTTTTAAGACAAGTTTCAGATATAAGTGGTGCTAATTGGTTTGATGCAAATATTAAGAAAATTGGTAGAAGCACACAAGAATTGGCTGCACAGGGAGCCGGAAGCCCATGGACTGCTCTTGCAATACCCGGACAAGCAAGATCTGAACGAAAACCATATGACCCAAATAAAGAACAAGATGATGCCATAAAACAAGCTAAGCGTGAAGATGAACTTCAACGCTTCTCTGAGAGAGATCAAGATAACGCTATAAGACAGGCCAGAAGACAAGAAGAGATTAAAGGTTTGCGATCTAAGGGTTATAAAATTCCATAAGTATCAGAACTACTAAATAATTTACAAGGATTCCTTTTTATGAAAAACACACGCAAGAATAATATTACAGAAGAAAACGCAGCCATGGCTGGATACCCAATATCCGCTGGTGGCTCAGATAGAGATATGTCGGGAAGAGGCTCCCAAATTGCATCACCCATTGTTGCTGGCATTCCTGCAGTAATGGCTGGAATTGGTAAGCCCGGAGTTCCCGCAACAATGTCTGCTTCAGCTGGAATGGCCGCTGCTCCCAAGCAATCTTCTTCCGATGAGTCTGAAGAAGAAACCGAAGAAGTCGAAGAAGGTGGCGAAAATGAACCCGTTGAAACTAATGAAGAACTAAAGGCAGAATTTCATGATGCTTTGATTTCTCTTCTTGGTGAAGACGTTTCTCCATCGCTAATCAATCAACTAGAAGCTATCTTTGAAGCAGCCGTCACTGAGCGCGTTGAAACCAAAGTTGCCAAGATTCTAGAAAACGTTGATGGTAATGTAAAGAATTATCTTGATAATGTCACCGAATCTCTAGTTGAGAAGGTTGATGATTATCTAGATTACGTCGTAGAAGAATGGATGACCGACAATGCTGTTGCAGTTGAGCAAGGTGTCAAGACACAAATTGCAGAAAACTTCATCAGCGGTCTAAAGAATCTCTTTGAAAACCACTACATCGACGTTCCTGCCGAGAAGTACAATGTTCTTGATGAACTCTATGCTTCAAACCGCGAACTAGAAGCTAAACTCAATGAAGCCGTTAAGTACAATATGAACCTCAAGAAGGAAGTTTCTTTGACAGAATGCGCAGGCATCTTTGTTGCTGAAACCAGAGAACTTGCAGATACACAAATTGTCAAGCTACAAAATCTAATGGAAAATGTAGCCTTTACCAGCCCCGAAGAATACCGCGAAAAGCTCGTTGCTATTCGTGAAAATTACCTAACTCGTTCTCGTCCAGTTTCCTCAAGAAATATTGAACCAGAGCAAACTTTCGTTCCCGTCAAACAAACATCAACAAACCTCGTAGAAAACTACGCTGGTGCACTTGGTAGACTCAATAAAAAAGTCTAAACTTTCACTTTACTAAATAATTTTACTCAATTAGGAGATAATAACTACAATGAATTTTCAAGAAAACACACCATATGACATTCTCACAGAAAAGTGGGATCCTGTCTTAAGTCATGAAGCCCTTCCCGCAATCAAAGATGACTATCGCAAGAAAGTCACCGCAGTTCTTTTAGAAAACCAAGAACAAGCTCTTCGCCAACAACATCTCTATGAAGATATGGGTGGCAACGCCAATCTTGGTGGCCCATCCACTTCAACCGGATACAACACCGGTGCAGTATCTGGTTATGACCCCGTTCTAATCAGCCTCATTCGTCGTTCTATGCCAAATCTAATGGCATACGATATCTGCGGCGTTCAACCAATGACTGCCCCAACTGGCCTCATCTTTGCTATGCGTGCTAATTACCAATACGCTGGTACTGGTAAGACTTATGCTGAGTCTGGTTACGTTGAAGCAATGTTCCAAGAACCACAAGCTTCTTACGGTGGTTCAGGTTGGACTTTGGGCTCAACCTTTGCCAACTCTAAGGGTCTATCTGCTGGTTATAATGCTGCTGCAGGTATTATTCCAACTGGTACCGAACTCCAAAATCTCCGCGCTATCCTAACTTCCAGTGGTGAAGGTATCGGTAACAACCCCCTCATCGCAGGTGCTTGCGGCGCAGGCATTGGTTTGAAGTATACCAATGGTCAATATGCTACATGGAATCAAATGGCATTCAGCATCGACCGCGTTGCTGTACAAGCCAAGACCCGTGCTCTAAGCAGCAACTATACTGTCGAACTAGCCCAAGATCTCAAGGCTGTTCACGGTCTAGATGCCGAAGCAGAGTTGGCTAACCTACTCAGCACCGAAATTCTTGCCGAAATCAACCGTGAAATCGTCAAGACCATTTACTACGTTGCTAAGAGTGGTTCACAACAAAATGACCTCACAACCAAGGGAACCTATGATCTTGATGATGATTCAGATGGCCGTTGGTCTGCCGAACGTTTCCGTGGCTTAAGTTTCCAAATTGAGCGCGAATGCAATGCAATCGCCAAGGAAACCCGCCGTGGTAAGGGCAACTTCATCATCTGCGATAGCGATACCGCAGCCGCCCTCGCAATGTCTGGATTCATGAGCCTAAGCCCTGCTATCTCACCACAAATCAATGCTGATGATACTCAAAGCACCTTTGCTGGTGTTCTAAGTGGTAAGATCAAGGTTTACATTGATCCATATAGCCCACTCGGTTATAACTTCTTCGTTGCTGGTTATAAGGGTGAATCGCCATATGATGCTGGATTGTTCTACTGCCCATACGTTCCGCTACAAATGGTACGTGCAGTTGATCCAAATACTTTCCAACCTCGTATTGCCTTCAAGACCCGTTATGGTGTAGTTGCTAACCCATATGTTCTCAATAGCAGCAACGTCCCAGACGCTGATACCTTGACTGCCGGTCTCAACCAATACTACCGCTTGACCAGAGTTACCAACCTCCACGGTAACACCATCTAATTGATGGGGTCTTGAGAAAAGTAGGAAACCTTTCGAAGTCCTCCCCAGAAATGGGGAGGACTTCTGTTTTGGGATAAATAATTTTATGAGCTGCAATTCAAACATCAATCCACTTTACAACAGTTATTTTACCTTAGTCTTTGGAAGAGGTACAAAGCAGTTTGAATTGAATTGCCAGAGAGTCAATCTTCCCGGATGCACCGTACCAGACACAGCACAACCTACAATTTTTGGAACAACGGTACCAGTTCCAACTATGCAATTTAACTATGAAACTTTAAATGTAGAATTTATAGTTGATTCAAGATTGGAAAATTGGAAGAGTTTATATTCGTGGATGCGCAATTTGGCAAATATTGAAAACGACGACCAAAACAATATCAAATATCAAGATTGGCACAGAAGTGCAAATTTATTAATATACGATCCAACATCAACTTGTACAAATTTAACAGTAACTTTTAAATATATTGTTCCAACAAATTTAAGTGGAGTTATATTTCAATCAGATAGTGCTGATGCGATTTTGCAAAAAGCAAGTTGTAAATTTAAATTTTCGTATTATACGTTAGATCCTGATGCCCCCGATGATCTGACAAATCAAGTTTAAAGATAATCTTTAGGATCATCTGACCAGCTTTCAGCTGATTTTGGGTCCCCTTCTGGATTAAAAGGCAGTTTTTTAATCTCAGGATTCATTGTACGGCGTTTCTTTGGTTTGGGTGGGCTTGGAGCCTCTTCTTGTGGAGTATCCATTATAGCCGATTCTGCTTCAGATTCTTCTATTTCCTCAATATCATCATCTTCTATTAAAATTTCAGCAGCTTCAAAACTATCGATCATGTCATTTACAAAATTTACAAAATCTTCATTTGTAAAAAGATCGTTCAACATTTGAAGCCCTGCTTCATGGCCAAATTTCATATCATCTGGCATTGGAGCAATTGTTGTCTTCGAATCTGTCTGCATGGTCATGAAGAATACTTCATACATTTTTTCTAATTCTAATGCTGGAGAACCCATGTAGACTATTACATTTCGTGATAATGAAATTTCATAACCACGTATGTTTGAAAGATAGTTTGTAAGTTTTACGTATTCTATTAGTTCACTTTTTTCATCACGAACTACATATGTTTCAATACGAGCAGGTAACTTAATTGAAATTCTATCGGGGTATGCTTCATTTACCATACCAATTATTTCTTCACCTGAAGTAAGCTTAACAACTCGCAATACACCGCCAAAAGAATTCTCGGGAAGTGATTCGGACATATGTA